CGCTAGCAGGCTGCGGTGCTACGACAGGTGGAGCAGCTTCGGGTTCGTCTTCTTTGGCTTTGAGTCCCTCTTCAACGGCGTCTAGTCCGGCCTTGCCGAGAGCCGCTTTCAGGTCTTCTACGGCTTTGTTAGTCGCCACGTTTTCTTCGGATATCTGTGTGGCTAGCTCGACCGTCGGCTCCTCTTTGTAATCCTGCGGGTTCTGCGCGAAGTCTTGTTTCAGGCCCTCGAAAATCTGTTCGGGAGATTCTTCGAGGGGCATCGTGTAACCCACAAATTCGGCAAGTCTTTCCGCCTGTGCGGTATCCCCGCGATTAACAAGAGCTTCGTGAAGTTCTTGAACGCCTTGTAGTGCTTCAGGAGTTCTTTGGATTAGGCCGTCTGCGTTGACGTTATCGCGAGCGGCACTCCAAACTTTGAACGTGTCAGCATCAGCCAAGTCTGTAGCGTTGCTCGGTAGCTTCTGAACTTCGCTTACCCATTGTTTGTCCTGCTCGACAATCTTCTGCTCATCAGGCGAAAGAGGCTGGTTTTGCATGACCTTCTGTTGAACAGCCTTGCGCTGTTCTTCGTCAGGTCTCTCGACTGTTACGGTCGGCGTAGACGATGTAGTTGGTGTGGCTGAAACGGGTTTTGTCTCCTGTGCTGTTTCGAGACTGTCTAGCGCCTTGTTTGCTGCTTCGATTGTTTTGGAAAGAACATCCCTATCCACGTCCTCGCCCACTGTTTCCGACTTCTCGCGTAGCACGGAAGCGGTCATTGGGCTTCCTGTCTGCTCTGCTTGATCGGCACGACGTCTCAAAAGAACGGAAGCAAATTTCTGAATACCATCCCTAGCCACGTTCACGCCGCCGCCGAGAAGACCTCCGTACACAGCGGCTTGCACACTTTCGCCGACAATGTCTCCCAGCGTCGCTTCGGGGCGATAAGACGCAATGCCGACCATGCCTTGAACAAACTGATCGATACCTTCTTCGGTAGCTTCCATCCCCGCTTCTTTGAGATACCTCCCAAGGCGGCTCTTGAAGCCTTTCGTTTTCGCGGCGGAAAACAGAGCGTCTACACCCGTTTTCCCGAAAGCAGAGGTGACGATTGCTGTGCTTACGCCAGAGGCTACTGCCGGAAGTTGGGCGCGATTCAAAGCGTCCTGCATCATTTCGTCTTCCGACATGACTCCAGCGCCTGCCTTCATGTTTTGATCCATGTTGGCTTCGTACGCGTCGATGAACGTTCCGCCGTAAGACTGCATAGCTGATATACCAACCGAGGTTTTGAAACCCGCGTCGCTTACGATCTTGGGGAGAATGGTTCGGGCAGCTTGCGCCTGAATTGCAGGGTTTGCAATTCCTGCACCGCTGAACCCTGATGGGTTTCTAGCTGTAAGAGCATTCGCCAGTTGCCGTCCCGCAACGGCTCTTGTACCGCCAGCGACCACGCCACCCGCCAGTAAGGGGATTACTACGCTCGACGAAGTGGCTACGAAGTCTCCGGGGTCGCCTATAACAGGCGTGGATTTTACGCCGAGAGCTTCGCGATATTGGCTTGCTTCTTCCAACCCCTCTCCAATTTTATCAGCAGTAGCGAGGAGCGATTTTGTAGTGTCGCTCGGTTTGCCGGATACAACATTGTCTACCGCAGAGGAGGCTCCAGCCGCTAACCCAATCGCAGGTTGGATAAGCGTCCCCATGAACGAATCCTTAACGCCTGATCCGACGGCCCTCGCAAATGCGCCAACATCACCAATCTTATCCCGGTATGCGTTGACCGCATCCGCACTTGAAGCAAAGTCCCCTTGCGCTTCGAACGTTGAGAAATCACTGGTGTTTTTACGGAGCGCTTGAGCCATCCGTTCGCCTGTTGCTTCCCGATTAGCAGCAAAGTCTGCTAGAGCGCTTTGCTTCATCGCTGGGGTTGCTTCGGGGATGGAATTGATTGCGGACCTAAATTTGTTCTCGTCTAGCTGGTTATCCGGTGTGACAGCGATGCGCCCGTTTACAACCGCCCCTTGGATTTGATTGCGTGAGAGCTTTGCCAGCTTGTCTGCGGATTCCAAAAAGTTTCTGCGAACATCGGGGTCTTGGTATTCGTCTGCTAGGTCGGCGTACGCTTTCCGAAGCTGCGTTTCCTTAACTCTGATTGGGTCTTCGTTGTATCTTTGAATTTCTCCGTCCTTACCGATGCCCGTCATCCGAGCAAACGGCGAAAGTTTGTCTTCGTCCGCTATTTCGGGGAGAGGCCGGGGGTCGAATTTGTCCCAAGGCTCGAATCCGGGTCTGACGGCGTCTCCCTTTCCGTCTCCTTGAAAAAATCTCTGAGATTTAGTCGGTTCCTGTTGGGCAATAATCGCGGCTGCTTGCGAGACTTTATCTAGGTCGAATTGAACAACGCGCCCGAGAATTTCTTTACGTTTTTCCGCGTGTTTTTCGTCGGACCAAGTCGGTCCAATGCGCTTCTTCGCTTCTTCAGACCACGCATCTAAAATACTGACCTTCTTTGAAGGGTCAGCTTCCCCGAAGCGGGGGGATGCTTCGATATCAGCCCACTTCGGAAACGGGTCGGTTGGCCGAGACATGAAATTTAGTTGCCGTAGGCGTCGTCTTGTTGCGTTCTAGGAGCTTGCGGATTGGTGTTTCCCTGCGGAGTGTTGTCCACGCCGTCCAAGAAAGCGTTCACTGCGTCTTGGGCTTGCGTCACGGGGTTGTCGCCCATGACTCGCCTCTCAACGACGGACTTGGCTTTCTGAATTCCTTCCATCGCCTTTTCGTATTCCGCAATGACCGAAGTCTTTTTGTCGGACGCCAAGTCATCCAGCTTTCCGCCGCTGCCAGACTTGAGGGCCTTGATCCGGTCTGAATAATTTGTCAAAGCTTCGTTGGCCTGCTTGATAAAACCGATGTCGCTCTGCAACTCGCCAAGCTTCTCACGGTTGAAAAACTGCTCTCCGGTGGTCGGGTCTTTCTCAACCATCCCGTCCAAAACAGATTTCCCGACGCCCATACCACGCAGCTTGTTCGCTTCTTCCGAGAAGGACTGACCCCGTTCAATAGCCGCCATCGCTTGCGAGGGGCTCATACCGTTGTTCACAGCCTCGTTGAACTTCGCACGTAAGTCAGGCGATAGGAGGTCACCCGCCTGCTGCATTTTCCAATTCATGTCATCCGTCGCCTGCTGCCTTTGGAACGGAACCGCACCAACTGCGGTTGCTTGCTCTTGCTCTTGTTTGCGACGGGCCTCCCAATCTGACTTTAGGTCAGTCATGTAGTCTGTGTCTTTGACCGCCTTGATATCTGGAGAATACTTCGCGAACGGATATTTCTTATCTAGATCAACGATGCCCTCGTAATTAAGGGTTCCTTGCTCATTCAGATCGTTGTAATCCGCCATCCACCCAACGCCGTCATTGTCGATTTTGTTCTGCTGAATGCGTCCTTGGTTGTACCGCTCTAGCTGCAAACGCTTTTGAAGCTCGTCACCGATAATTTCCCGGCGCTCTAAAACAAGGTCACGGGTGCGGTCTTCAACTGCTAGCTCTCTAGCAGCACGATACCTTTTCTCCATCTCGTCAGGCATGGCATCACGGGCCTGCCTTCCGGGGTTCATCACAAAGTCATCAAAACCGTAAAGCGGCCTGCCGCGAGTAACGTTAGCCTTTACGTCCAACCCGTAGTCGCCGTAAGAGCCTCGCTCTCTCGCCGACGCACGGGTCTGCGGAATGAGGTCGTTCAGGGCCTCGGAGAGGGCTGAATACATATCATCGTCAGCCATATTATTCTTCAACTTCCGAAGTTGGGGCCGGAGTCGGTACAGCTTCGTCCTGCTTTTTCTGCGCTATCGCTAACGCGGCCTTCATAGCGGCGGAGAGTTTGTCGGGGTCTAAAAGGTCGGTGTTTTCTTTGTACATCTCCGCTAGACGGGAATCGAAAGCCTCGGGTCTTTGGCCTGTTGGGTTCAGTTTCTCCTTTTCGTAAAAGTCTTTAAGATAATTTGTCGTGGCTTCTTCCGGGCTTTCCATGCCCGTTTTGAATTTGCGATCAATCGCGGATCGACGTTCATCTAAGCTATTCTTCGCTACAAGAAGCTGAGGGTCGTACTCCCCAAATTGCACTGCTCTCTGGTAAGCGTTACGGACCATGCGTCTAGCGTTGTTTTCGCTTTTAAGGAACGCACGTGCTTCGTCTTCTAGATTTTCCCGCTCGCGGATGCGTTCGAAAAAACCCGGAGCAGCGCGGCCACCTGCTTCCGTATTAAGGCTTTGAAGGCGCTGTCCGCGTGATAGTGGTTGAGTGGGTGTCGGCTCCATACGTTATGCTACTTGTCCTTTCGATTTCTTTGCTCTGTCTGACGCGGCTTGCGCCTCTTCGGGGCTGTTCCATTGACGGGCATACCCAATGACCTGTCCGCTCGGAGCAGTAATCATCCTGCTGACGTTGTCAGGTAAGGGACCCGTCGGAGTGGTCGCTGTCCCCCCGCGTGGAAGTGGAACCTGTTGCGGTGTGGCTGGCTTGGGCTCCAAAGGGACTTGCCCAATTCCCTGCACGTTTCCGGTTTGAGGGGTGGGGGCGTTCTGCTTCGCGTAAATGTCTCGCGCAGTTTCGAGTGACGCGCCTGAGAAAATTGAGCCGGAATAGCCAACCCCCGGTCTGTAGGTGTCTGTGCGACCATCGGGTTGATTGATGTTTGTTCCTTCTATGCCGGGAACGAAAACGTTTCGGGAAGCGGGTGTTAGCGTACTTTTTGTGACTGGGTCGTAGGCTGGCTGTAACTCTGGCATCCCTTTTCCGGAAGCGATTGCGCCGTCTATCTCCATTCTCTGGCCCATGATGTCCGTGTTGGCCCACGATTTTCTAAACGGGTCTGACTCCCCAACAGGGGTTTCTGGACTGCCTGCGGCTTGCCAATCCTCGTAACGCTTTTTCGTTTCGTTGTTTATTACCTGCCGCCAATAATCGTTGTTTTGTTCAGAACGGTCTTTGAAGTCCCCGACAACGGTGTCCTTAACCGCTTCTGGCGTAGCGTTTGCCTTGTAGAACTCATCAAGATAGGCCCCGATATTTGAGGGGCTTCCCTGCGTCGGGTCGAAGTTGCCCGTCATGGACGGAGGGGGAGTATCGGGAAGCCGATTGGTGACGTCTTGATTCCCCATCGTCGGCAGAAACCCCCCTCCCGGCCCGATGCGCTGAATACCTTGTTCTGGCGATGATTCAAACCCACCCCCCGGAGCGACGTCTTGGGCGATAGCCGCTTGTCGGGCGACTCCAATGTCACGGTCAGATGGGCCGACTAAGCCACCCGGAGTTTGGGCGGGGCCTTCGTAGCCACCCACGACAACGGGACCCGTAATATTCGGAGGCGTGAAAGTCGCCCCGGCTGGGGCCGGGGTTGGGGAGAAATTCGGAACGCCAGCAGTGTCCCTAGCAGCCGTCAACGCCTCGCTAGCAATGTCGAAAGGGCTTTTCGGGGGTTTACGTGGTTGTGGCGGCATAACAATAGATAATAGAAATACTTAGGGTAAATGCAACTCGCATATACCTAGTAAAAATTACGAAGCCTTCGGATTTGAAAAGAGGACGGGTCGATCTGACCGCGATTGATAGCCCCGCCACGGAACTCCCGCATTTCTAGATTGAGGGTCGAAAAAGCTTTTTGCCAGTAGTCTTCGGCTCGTTCGAGGTCATTTTTGTTTTCGTAGTTAATCGCTAGCATCCCAAGCTTCAAGGCCCCCAAGTTGCCGGGGATGATGATTTCGTCCTTGTTACCGTCCACCGGGACAAACCTGCGTTTACAGACGGCGCGGACATGGGTGACGGGAAGAAGCGACGACACTTTGTATCGCCGAAACGACGGTGATGTGTCCTCGGGAACGTATACCGACAGAGGTGTTAGCTCTCCCGGTGCTGGTGATGCGCCTACATACGCTGTGCTCCACCCATACATGGCAACATCTCCATAAGTAATAGGCTTTATAACAGAGGTAATCCGTTCAAACACTTCTGTAGAAACGAAAGGAGTCGAAGGTGTTGGCAATGGAATCTCTAACTCGACGGGGGTTGGGGAGCCCCCTGAAGAAACCGTGGTCCCATAGCCCTTGACATACATCTTACCGGGGGTGTTGGGGTCCAAGGGGTCGTAAGCATCGGCAGGGTTAAAGGTTTGAATTACGATTCGAACGGGCGTTTCAAAATCCTTTTCAAGAGGATGCCCTTCTCCCTCATCCACAAGCATTTGCATTCCTGCGCCTACGTCTGGCGAAATATGCCCCGGACCCCCGGTGATATATTCGTGAAACCGCCCATACACCTGTGTTCCGCGCCCTTCGATTTGGGCTGCTAGAATGCTAGAAAACTGCTTGGGGAGAGCTATTCGACCCTGCGAAGCTTCGAAGTCCAAAACCTCGGTCGTCCCCAACCACTTGCCGCTGGACAGAAATCGTTCGCAAACCTCGTTCAGGATACGAATAAACTCCGCCGTTGTCGGTGGAGCGTAACTTTGTAGAGCGCCGTAGGCGCGATCGAAAGTGAGACGATTCATCGGTTACTTATACTGTTATATCGTGCTCAAATCAAGCAGGTTCGGAAGGCGCTGCATGGGGGGTAGCCATTTGCGGAATTACCCTATCCTCCGGAGGAGTACCCGCTTCGCGGATCGCATTTACGATGGAAATGAAGAAAGGAACCTCTTTCCCCTTTATCTCAGTTCTTTCCAAAAATGTCTGGAGCCATTCGAACTGATCGGCGGTAAGCCTGAGTGTAAACATATTAAGATTCATTGGATGTGCTTTCTGCTTGAACTGGACCCCACTTGTCAATGGGGCATTTTTCGTGGGGCATACGGAGTTTGAATTTAGTAGAACACCCACATTTCAAACATCGTCCGCCCCCCATCATAGCTTTTTCGCTCCAGAACTCGCAACCTTTACACACAGATTGCCTCGCGTCAAATTGCTCGTCGCTTAGAACTTTGCCACCGTCTTCAATCCACTTTTTAATACTGAACCCTGCGGTACGTGCCTGTTTTAAGAAACCCGGAGCGCTATACTTTTTGACCAACATCTCATGGTCTTCGTCAGTTAAAGACAACAGATCGCCGTCTGCCGTGGCGTATTTCAAAACGTCTTCAATATAGCCTTTAGGGCGCTGCGTGGCTCTTACTTCTAGCTGAGCTTTAGTAAATGTTTTCATGGTGCTTGATTTTCTGCTGAAGGGTCGGGACCTCCAATGCTGTTAAAAACGCGTAGGGAGCGAGACGTCCGAGACGATTGCCCCGCTAGGCAGGTGCGTAGATTATCAACCATGCTCTCGGTAATTACAAAAGTGCCTCCCCATCTATAACACTCATCACAACACCGTCCACAGTTGTCGTTGCCGGAGCGATAACAATCGCCATTATTAAGGTTGATTGTGCCTAATTCTTGACCACAAGAAGTTTCTTCTGTGCAAGAGTCGAGTACGACATCAAACACAGCGCGGTCGCAAACGTGCGAACCAGCACAAGGTCCTTCGCAGTGATTATACTCGATATCAACGGTAATAGGATACCGCGCTTGACAAGCTAATTCCAAAACGTTGCCGGAACCGCAGCCGTTGTAAATTTCGGACCCGGTAGCATCCCGCGCTTTTATCCAACCGACTCCTGAATGACAGTTGTCTTGTACAGACTCGTCACACTGGAACACTAGGCAAACTGGGCAACAAGCAAGGCTAGCCATTATATTACTCTGGTTGGCTCATTAGCACATAAGCGTATTTCGGTTCCCCATTGACGCAAACTTCGACTTGCTGAAAGTACGCGTCTTTGCCATAGGGCGGTCTAACGTCTACGTAGTTCGAGCCATTATTCACATATAAACCGCCACCGAACAGTCGGCTGTAAGCTCCGGACGAATAATTGACGTACAGAGAACCGGGGGTGAGGGTCGAGTGGTCTCCGTTGGCATACTGAATACGAAGAGTAGTTTGCGTCAGATAACTGAAATCGTTGTTCGCTGAGGCCCGAAAAGTAGAATTTGAGCCCTGTATTTCCATCGTTGCAAACGGGCCGCTAGAACTCCACACCTCACACTTACTTAGTGAGCCCGTCGAACGTATGCGGAAGTTTTGTTGGGCGTTAGTAGTGTATCCATACAAATAGGATTCACTCGCCTTAATCCCGCGATCTGACCAGTTATTAGAGTTGCTGAAGAGTTGTACAGAAATTTCGTTCTGCTTAGCCGACATCTTGTAATTCTGATTGTTATTACAGTAGGCCCATAAATACGCTTCGGTTTCTTTCAAACATAACTCTGCAAAGTTCTTAGAATTCTGACCCCAGTACGTCTGAAACCCGCATTTATCAGCTTCAGCGAGCGTAGCTGCGAATCGGTCGTAAGTGTCATTACCGACGCCCCTATTACAACCTGTGTGTCGAACCGCTCTCCATGCCGCTTTTGTAGTCTGAACGTTTTCGCTGGTGGGCTCCGGAGTGATGTACCCAATAATGTCCATCGGACATCCGCTAGGGAGACCCGCTGTGTAGTATCCCGCTTTGTCTGGAAGCGACCCTGCTCTTTCGCTTCCCTCGCGACCAAAAATAACTTCGGTGTGCGAAGTCTGCGACATGAGTAAAACTTTTCTCCGTCGGTCACCGCGCCCTATAAAAACGGGAACATAGCCTTGGCTAAAATATGTCGTATCTCCCGCTCGCACCGCCGCTCTCGCTTCGGGGCCGAGGCTTCTCAATATTTCTCTACGCTCTCGAAATTCGTCGCGGGTTTCGTACCCCCGGTTTTGTCGATCATTCCCAAGAAATTGAGCCGTCTGCGTGAAGTCGATTTTATCGTTCTTCTCCGTCATCGAGGCTCCCGCGCTTCCAGCGGGGTTGCTAGCAGGAGTAGTTTGACCTCCGCCTCCGCTATCCTGAGCGGTCCCGCCGTAAACGCGGTAATACGCTTCTTTTTCTTCGTTGCTAGCGAGTGCTGAAGGGCCCCAACCCCATTGAGAGTATGCCGGGTCGTTGCGGACGTTATTGTCCATCCGAGCGTCGTTGTCGCTCCCAAACGGACGGTTTTCAGGTGCTTGATATCCGGAGCCGAACGACGACGGGGCCGTAGTCGGCGCAGGAGGCTCTGAAGTTGGGGCCGTAGTCGGCGCAGGAGTTGGAGTGGGTGCAGGTGCAGGTGCAGGTGCAGGTGCAGGTGCAGGTGCAGGCGCAGGTGCGGTGGCCGCTGGCGTAGGAGCAGGTGCTGGGTTTTCTGGCTGGGGGACGGGGGGAGGCGGAGTTGGTGTGGGGGCCACCGCAGGAGTAGCCGTTGGGAGAGGGGCCGTCCCGACATCCGGAACAACGGGTCCCGTTGATGGCGCAGAAATAGGTGTTGGCGCAGGCGCAGGTGTGGGTGCAGGAGCAGGAGCAGGCGTGGGAGCAGGCGCGGGTGCGGTGGGAGTCGGAGTGGGCGGAGGGGTCGGTGCGGGAGCAGGAGCAGGCGCGGGAGCAGGCGCGGGAGCAGGAGCAGGCGCGGGAGCAGGCGCGGGTGCGGGAGCAGGAGCAGGCGCGGGAGCAGGCGCGGGTGCGGGAGCAGGAGCAGGCGCGGGTGCGGGAGCAGGCGCGGGAGCGGGAGCAGGCGCGGGTGCGGGAGCAGGAGCAGGCGCGGGTGCAGGGGTCGGCGGAGTTGTGGCAGGCGCAGGGGTCGGCGGAGTTGTGGCAGGCGCGGGTGCGGGTTCCGCCGCAGGAGCCGTGGTGGGGGCGGGTGGGTTTGCGGGTTGAAGAGTTTGAGGTGCGGGAGGCGTAGCGGGTGGCGGAACGGGTACAGGTTCCGGGTTCGAGGGTGTCGGGAAAAAGGTCTGCGGAGGAGGAGGCGGGGTTGGAACTGACGTAGTCGTGGTCGCAGGTGAGGCAGATTCCGAGTCTGCTGAGTTCTGCGATTGGGTGGTTGAACTTGTCGAAGAAGAGCCAGCGCTTACAACAACTGGGACGAATAAAGTTTCGGAAGCCGTAAGGGGGGTCGGCGAAGCAGAAGAGGTTGAAGAAGGCTCAACTAGGGGTGCAGATTCGTTAAAAGTCGAGCTAGGGCGGGACGTGGGGTTAAGTTGAAAACTGCTTTCAGGTTCAAAACGAGGGAAAGGAGTCGAGATCGGTGTAAGAGCACCAAACATAGCCGACGTCTCCACCATACTAGGTGGTGCGGACTCTCCAGAACGACCCGAATCAGAGGGTCGGACGTCGCGATCTGTATTTGTGTTTTGTTGCGACGCATTGCTAGCATTATTCGAAAACGCAGATGGGAAAAACGCAGAAGGGGACATAGCCCCCATGAAAACATTTGTGGCTTCTGGAACTCCGGCGGAGATAGCGGCGGAACGGGAGTCTGGGTCCAAACGTATTGGCTCCTCGGAACGCTGTAGCGCGGGAGTTACTGGGGGTGCGGTAACTTGAACAGGTTCTGAATTGAGTGCGGTCGATTGCGTGGAGGGGGGAGTCGGTCGCGATACTATTTCCGGAATTTCAACCGGACTTGTCGGTATGTTTAGCAGTGGGAGGGGGTTTGAATTTTGAATGGGCGGGGAAACAACTTGCGGCCCGACGTCCAGAGAAAAAAGACTCGGCGCATTTGAAGGTTTGGGTGTGAACAGCGCTTCTGCCGGAATAGAAATATCAAGGTTACCGTTTTGGAAATTCACCGGGTAACCGTTGAAAGTTAAGTTTTTAAGAGCGTCAGAAACCGCTGATTGAACGGCAGACTCAATCGGAGCACTTCCTGAAGATTGCCCCGAAACAGGAGCCGCTAGCATTTGTGCTACAAAAGAATCAGGAGCCCTCGAAGAGGGGGAAGCCGGGATGAACTGTTGGCCTTGATCGAATAGAAACGGAAGTTGAGGTGTCCCAATTACCGAAGGGGGAGGCGCAGGTGGCTTGGAAAACCGCGTATCGGAAACGGGGGTCTCAAGCCGACGCTCCTGTTCAACTACCGGGCTGGGTTGCCTAACAACCTGCTCCGGTAAGTTTGAAGTTTTTACAATGTCGTCTCTGTCAGCCATAAATCCTACGCAACAAGGTCCGGAAGTTTCACTTCAACAACCTCCTCCACCCAAACGCCGAGCCGCCAATGTTCTGCGCTTCGGGCAACCTCAACCCACTGGCCCCAAGGAAGCCCAGTAGGTTCAGTCGCCGGAATAACAACTAGCTCTCCCCCAACGTTCGCAACGATTTGAGGGTGCAAACATTTACCCACGCTGATTCTCACAACCTCCTTGGAAGTAGATTCGGTCGAGCTATCTGCGGTGGTGGTTGAAGCGTTGTTCGTCTGGGAAGAAGATGTTCCCGAGGAAACCGAATTAGTTGAGGACTGCGATTGCCCACTCTGCTGCCCCTGCGTCTGGGACTGACTTGTTTGTTGTCCTTGGGTCTGGGAGTTTGCCGCAACGTTGGTGTTGCTATCCGACGTGCTGCTCGAAGAAGAATTCGAAGTTCCGTTAGAGTTACTCTGGGTAGTTGTTGTCGAATTGTTGGTCCCTGAAGACGAAGAAACCGAAGACGAGTTTGTCGTTGAAGCGGTTTGAGAAGAAGACTGCCCCGAAGACTGCGATGTAGTGGCGACTTGCGAAGTACCGTTTGAAGTCGTGCTAGCAGTAGAGGTTCCTGAAGACTGCGACTGGGACTGACTCTGGCTTTGTCCTTGCGACTGGGACTGACTCTGACTCTGACTCTGGCCTTGCGATTGGGACTGGGCTTGGCCTTGGCTTTGGGACTGGCTTTGCCCCTGAGACTGGCTCTGACTCTGGCCTTGGCTTTGGGACTGGCTTTGCCCCTGAGACTGGCTCTGACTCTGGCCTTGCGATTGGGACTGGGCTTGGCCTTGGCTTTGGGACTGGCTTTGCCCCTGAGACTGGCTCTGGCTTTGCCCCTGAGACTGACTCTGGCTTTGCCCCTGAGACTGCCCCTGCGTATTTGTTTGGCTTTGCCCCTGAGATTGATTTTGACCTTGGTTCTGGCTCTGCGACTGAGACTGACTATTAGAAGACGAAGTCCCGTTAGAAGTTGAGGTAGATGAACCCGTTGAGGTTGAAGTGCTGCTTGAAGTCGAAGTTCCGGTAGATGTGGACGTCGAGGTTGATGTTCCCGTTGAAGTAGAAGTTCCGGTAGAAGTTGACGAAGACGTCGAGCTACTCGTTGAAGTTGAGCTTCCTGTAGAACTCCCACTAGAAGTCGAAGAGGAGGTCGAACTAGAAGTCGAAGTTCCGCTGCTGGTGGAGCTAGAAGTCGAAGAGGAGGTCGAACTAGAAGTCGAAGAGGAGGTCGAACTAGAAGTCGATGAAGACGTTCCGCTGCTGGTAGAGCTAGAACTAGAAGTCGAAGTTCCGCTGCTGGTGGAGCTAGAAGTCGAAGAAGACGTTGAAGAAGAGGTAGAACTGGATGTTCCGCTGCTGGTAGAGCTAGAACTAGAAGTCGATGAAGACGTTCCACTGCTGGTAGAGCTAGAAGTCGATGAAGACGTTCCGCTTGACGTCGAGCTAGATGTTCCGCTGCTGGTAGAGCTAGAAGTCGAAGAGGAAGTCGAGCTTCCACTGCTAGTAGAGCTAGAAGTCGAAGAAGACGTTGAAGAAGAGGTAGAACTGGATGTTCCGCTGCTGGTAGAGCTAGAAGTCGAAGAGGAAGTCGAGCTAGAAGTAGAACTGGATGTTCCGCTGCTGGTAGAGGTACCGCTTGAGGTCGAGGTGGAGGAAGTGGAGGAGGTGGAAGTGGATGTTCCTGTATTAGTCGAAGTAGAAGTCGAATTTCCCGTGGAAGTTGACGTCCCTGTGGAGGTGGAAGTGGAAGTCGAGGTGGAGGTTGACGTTCCGGTGGATGTTGAAGTTCCGGTAGAAGTAGACGTCGAAGTAGACGTTCCGGTGGAAGTCGATGTCCCGGTGGAAGTGGAAGTGGAAGTTCCGGTAGATGTGGACGTTGAAGTCGATGTCCCGGTGGAAGTGGAAGTTCCGGTAGATGTCGAAGTGGAAGTTCCAGTGGAGGTAGACGTGCTTGTAGACGTAGAAGTTCCAGTGGAAGTAGATGTCCCGGTTGACGTTGAAGTAGAGGTAGAGGTCGAGGTGCTGGTGGACGTTCCTGTCGAAGTGCTGGTGGACGTTCCTGTCGAAGTCCCGGTAGACGTCGAGGTGCTAGTGGAGGTGCTTGTTCCGGTTGAGGTAGATGTTCCGGTGGAAGTTGATGTCCCCGTAGTCGTAGAAGTGGACGTCGAGGTGCTGGTGGACGTTCCTGTCGAGGTAGAGGTCGAGGTAGAGGTCGAGGTGCTGGTGGACGTTCCGGTAGAGGTAGACGTTCCAGTTGAGGTAGATGTCGAAGTGCTGGTAGACGTTCCAGTTGAGGTAGATGTTCCGGTAGAGGTAGACGTTCCAGTTGAGGTAGACGTTCCTGTCGTTGTGCTTGTACTCGTCGAAGTAGACGTTCCGGTGGAAGTGTTAGTTCCTGTCGTTGTGCTTGTACCCGTCGAAGTGTTAGTTCCGCTCGTTGTGCCACTCGATGTTCCCGAAGAACTACTGCTTCCGGAACTTTGAACGGTCGCGTTTGAAGTTCGGTTTTCTGTCGGGTCGCTGGTCAGAGGAGCGCCTCTGCGAGATGACGTGACCGAATCTCTTGAACCAGTTTGGGTGGTAGACTGGCTCTGCCCTTGAGATTGGTTCTGAGACTGGCTCTGCCCCTGAGACTGGTTCTGGCTCTGCGACTGACTTTGTCCTTGGGATTGAGACTGGCCTTGGCTCTGGCTCTGGGACTGGCTCTGGCTCTGTCCTTGAGATTGAGACTGGCCTTGGCTCTGACTTTGAGACTGGGATTGGTTCTGGCTCTGCGACTGACTCTGAGACTGGGATTGGTTCTGGCTCTGGGATTGGTTTTGGCTCTGAGACTGGCTCTGGCTCTGAGACTGGCCTTGGCTCTGCGACTGACTCTGAGACTGGCTCTGAGACTGACTCTGGCCCTGAGACTGGCCTTGGCTCTGACTTTGAGACTGGCTCTGGTTTTGGCTCTGGCTCTGGGACTGGCCTTGGCTCTGCGACTGACTCTGAGACTGGCTTTGAGACTGACTCTGGTTCTGGCTCTGCGACTGACTTTGTCCTTGGGATTGAGATTGTGACTGATTCTGGCTCTGAGATTGGTTTTGGCTTTGAGACTGGCTCTGCCCTTGCGACTGACTCTGAGACTGGCTCTGCGACTGGTTCTGCGATTGGCTCTGACTCTGAGACTGGCTCTGCCCTTGCGACTGACTCTGAGACTGACTCTGCGACTGGTTCTGCGATTGGCTCTGAGACTGGCCTTGGCTCTGCGACTGGCTTTGGTTCTGGCTCTGCGACTGATTTTGAGACTGGGACTGGCCTTGGCTCTGACTTTGAGACTGGCTCTGAGACTGGCTCTGGCTTTGTCCCTGCGTCTGACTCTGCCCTTGGTTCTGCGACTGACTCTGACTTTGTCCTTGGCTTTGACTCTGGGACTGAGACTGGCTCTGAGATTGCGATTGAGACTGCGACTGGCTCTGCCCTTGGCTCTGGGACTGGCTCTGCCCTTGGCTCTGGGACTGACTCTGGGACTGGGCTTGGCCTTGGCTTTGGGACTGGCTCTGCCCTTGGCTCTGGGACTGACTCTGGGACTGGCTCTGCCCTTGTGATTGAGACTGCGATTGAGACTGGCTCTGCGACTGGCTTTGAGACTGTGATTGGGACTGGCTCTGCGACTGGCTTTGAGACTGTGATTGGGACTGGCTCTGTCCCTGCGACTGTGATTGGGACTGGCTCTGTCCCTGCGACTGGGACTGACTCTGATTCTGTCCTTGGGATTGGTTTTGGGACTGGCTCTGCGACTGCCCTTGGCTCTGGGACTGGCTCTGAGACTGGCCTTGGCTCTGCGACTGCCCTTGGCTCTGACTTTGAGACTGGCTCTGACTCTGTCCCTGAGATTGATTTTGGGACTGACTCTGAGACTGGCCCTGTCCCTGAGATTGGTTTTGGGACTGACTCTGCGACTGGCTTTGCCCCTGAGACTGGCTTTGCCCCTGAGACTGGTTTTGAGACTGGCTCTGGCTCTGGGACTGGCTCTGCCCTTGACTCTGGTTCTGGCTCTGGCTCTGAGACTGACTTTGCCCTTGGGACTGGTTCTGACTTTGTGACTGATTCTGGCCCTGCGTCTGAGACTGCGATGTAGAGGATCCGGTTGAAGAGGAGGTTCCGTTAGAGGTCCCAGTAGAGTTCGTGCTTGAAACAGAGTTAAATACCGTATTCGAATTCGACGTCGCGGAGGTATTCGAAACAGTATTCGAGTTTGTGTTCGAATTGGTATTCGAATTAGACGAAGAGTTCGACGTCGAGTTAGAAGTAGAATTTGTATTTGAAACCGTATTCGAAGTGGACGAAGAGTTTGACGACGAGTTTGTGTTTGAAAAAGATGTTGAACTAGTAGTAGCGGAAGTTGTCGAAGAGCTATTTGAAGTCGAAGTTGAGTTAGTAAGTGCGTTCGAATTCGAAAGAATATTCGACGTAGTAAGAGAATTAGAAGTAGAGCTTACAGAGGACGTGGTAGAAGTCGTGTTAGTGTTGCTAGAAGAAGATATGGAATTGTTGCTCCCGCTCGTCGTTGAGGATGAATTGCCCGTAGACGAAACACTTGAAGTGCCACTCGAAGTAGACTGCGACGTATTCGAAATAGTCCCGCTTGAAGTTCCAGTCGAAAAATTGGTAGCGGAACTTGTGGAGTTAACTGTAGACGTACCCGAAGAAAGACTTTGAGTATTTGTCGTAGACTGATTGCTTCCGCTCGTTGTCGAATTTGATATAACCGAGCTATTGGTTGTAGAGGAGTTTGTTCCCGTGCTCGAAGTAGTGAGGTTGCTGGACGATGTAGAATTATTTGAACCTTCCGAAGAAACTTCGGACTCCGAATGAGTTGAACTGTTTCTAGTAATTTCTATCTCAACAGCCGTAGAAAAAGACTGGGCGTTGAAGATTTGAGCAGAAGGCTGATTTGTTGGAGGGCCGTAGTAAAAAGACCGAGTAAAGCGAGCGAGCAACGCACCGTCAGGAGCCGAGCGATACCGGGGAATAACCACCGGGGTTTCTGTCCCGACAACCTCCAACTCAAGCAATTCATCGGGGAGAGACGCTTCCCGGCGACGGCCATACCAAACTTGAGGTTGAGGGAGGACAATACTGCTAGCAACGCGAACGGAACGGAAGCTATCGACAGGGTCTACCTCAGTAGCGATAACACGGTTTTGAGCCGTAATCTGAAGACCGCCTTCGGTCCCAGCAGATACAACCTTACGCTCAATGCGAATCGGAATACCCAGACGCTGATCAATCTGAGTTCCGACCAGTGTCGGCCAATCAGAATCGGCAAGTTCCGACTTCTCCAAGACGGACTTCCCACCCCCAAGCGGCTTGATGCTAGCATCGATGACATCTTCGCCAAGTTGGATAGGTGTATCTGAATCAACGACTTGCTGCGTCGTATTGACCTTTACCCCACCGAAATCTTTTACCCAACCCTCACCTGTCTGGGCAGGCCCCGGAAGCGTCTCGTAAACCCGAACAACCTTTACGAAAAGACTGTCCAAGGTTTGGTCATCAATCCTCTGGACTTCCTGCTCTACGAGCTTGGCTGACGAATAAACAGGGTCGGGGGTTCCTGCTGCTAGCGGGGCGTAATCCTCTCGGGGGATTACGTACGACCGGATATAAATCGGGTGGTCTTTTGAGTTCCCCGAATACTTGATCGCGAAGTTGTACGCGTCTTGGTCTACGCGGTCTGTAGCGTAAACATTTCGAATCCAATTACCATCAATAGGCTGCTGGAAAACTAGTTTTAGATTAGGGTAGCGGAAGGTGTCCGGATGCGCGGTCCCGTACTCTTTGGCTACATACCCCGGAAGACGCGTATCCTCCTCCTGCACCAACACCAAATCCGAAATATTCGGCGTCGGGTACGAGACGACTACTTCATTCGGACTAGGGTTACGAGGGCTCCGCATCATAAGCGACCAACATATACCTAGACGTGCAATTTAACAAGATCAGCTTCTGCGTCTCTTCTGCGGACTAACCCTTTGAACTTTGTGCCAACCCACAAGCGTTTCATCCGACGGATAAGGCCCTCAATTTGTTCGATGTCCCCAACGCGTACGGCTTCTCGAAGCATTGCCATTTCTTTTCGACGCGAACCAGTCAAAGAAGACCCCCGGTTAAAGACAATAGAAACCAGAGCCCCCAGAACGTCCGGATGGAGTTTCTCAGAACCGGGATACGTTTTCAAAGTAAGATCGACAAATCGTGGAAGCGTAGAGTGCCGAAATACTTGCAGGGCTGACTCCCAAGGAATACGGATATCGGAAAGACTTTTAATTAGTGTCGAAGCCCGGACCCCCTTGACCGACAAAGTAGCGGCAAGGCGCTTGAATGTGACGCTCGACATCAGATTCCCACCCCAATCGCGGGAAAACTGCATGGGGGTGTTGTAACCAAGATCATACCCGATCCCAATAGTAACCCCCGACGCGAGCCCCGGCCACGTGGGTTTAGAAAGATAGCGTTCGTAATAAGCTTTAGAACTGACCTCGTACTTTACGATCAGGTCGAACGCCTTGTCGGAAATCGCTGGCTTGCTAACAGATTGAGGAGGCGCTGTGGGAGAGTCCCAGAAAGACTTAACCCAGTCGGAGAATTGCGTGAAGAGGTCGAACCGCGCCATAAACTAGGGGGTGCTGATTACAGTGACCGCTTCCTGCGAAGCGGCTTCGTAAGTCACAGGCGGTTCGGGCCAGCCACTTTTGGGGCTTGGGTCGATTGACGAAGCTAATAAGATTCCTTCAAGCCATTGTTTCATCGCCATCATGGCGGGGCCGAGAGTCTGGCCGCTAGTAACCAAGGCCATCTCTAGCCGCTGAAGACCAATGATCTGAAGGCTCGTCAAGAATCGGGAAGTCCACTGCTCTGCGGTATAGGTGAGATCGGTGACGGTCCAAGTGCGCGTCACGGTTTGCGCTTCGACATCTACGACATCCGATTGAGTGAGCACTTGGGTTTCGGAGTTGTAAGCAGGCGGTTCGCTTTCCACCACAGTCATCTCCAAAAGCTCTGGAGCAAGGCCGACAATCGGCTCCTCATCAATGCGCGGCCACGGAAGGACTTGTTCTGTTTGGGTATTGTAGAGAAGTTTCATACTTAGAATATTACGCTGACATTAGAAAGACCGGGGGTTTGAGCCGCTGCCCCTTTCCAAAAGTTGATGCGAACCACATGACCCGCAGGCACGTTGGACGCTGTAAGCGTGACGGTCTGTGGCGTATTAAAGGCAGGTTGCACTGCAAGTTGCTGACCACCAGTAGTTCTATTCACAATGTTCGCAGCCATTGCCCACGCGTTTCCATTGAATGGATTTGAGCCGTTCCATGAGAGAATGAAATCAGACGTTGCAGGCATTGTGAAATCTTGGAAAAACGTCAACAGCCCCCCCGCCTCTTGAGGTGAACGTGTAAGGCCCTGAAGATTTGCGTAATAGACGCCCCCAAGTAATCGAACCAATGAGTCGTTTGTAGCCACATTTACAAACGTGCCCCAGCCAAAAGGCACTGCTCTGCCCCACCAATTCGCAACATTGCTGGTCATGCCAGTGACATTTGAAAAGTCACCGTTTACGACGCGTTCTTCAGCAAAGGCATACGGATTGATTACGAAAGCACTCATAAAGGACGGGTTCCCTCCAAATATACTTTCAATCCTTTTCCTGCAAAAGAGCCGCCGACCTGTTGGACAAAAATGTTGAGCGCAATTGGTTGATCACCAAATATAGTCATGCTGTCAATGCTTGAAGCATGAGTTGTTCCGGCTGCTATAGTTACAGTTGCTAAATTATTAGTCCCCTGACGAAGATGCACGATTAGCGAAGATCCAGTCGGGGCTTCAGTGACCGAAGCACGGAAAGTCGAGAATTCCCACTCGAAAAAGTTGGTGAACACGAGCTTTTGTCCAGTAGTCAAAGGGGATGACTCGTTCGAACAAGCGGCGATGATTTGGTAAGGGACGTTTTCGACAGGAGGATAATACTGTATGAGACTCCACCCGTTTACGGTATCCCAGACTATAGTCGCCCACTGAAACTTGGTACTCGCAAAGGCGGGGTCTAACTCCCCGAATTCCGTCTTAGTAAGAACGTTGGGTTTGTTAAGAATCTCCGCATCACCCGAAGTTGCGTTCCAGTCGGCCTTTGGAATATTCGCAATGTCCCGTCCATCAATATTCAGCCGATTACCCGGCCCTAAGTCCTGCCAATATACCGGATCGGTTACAGGTATAGATTCATTGTCGAATTTCGCCCGATAAATCCGCCCTCCTGAATGCACTACATCCCCCGCAAGGTAGCGGGTTCCGTCAACAAGTGTATGGTTGGCAGTCCACGGAACGGCGGCGTTGAAATAGAGGTCGTCGTGATTGTGGGCAGAAGGCGGAAACGAGGAGGGTTTATTTAGGATCTGCGCGTCCCCCGAGTTGGCGTTCCAATTAGCCTGCACGTTTGGACTGATCTCACTGTAAGAAGTGCCGTTCCAGACATATACTTTACCGTTGTCTGAAGTCACATACACGGAGCCACCTTGAGAAACAGCAACGCCAGTTGTAGGAAGAGCGGCAAAATTGGCTACGCTAACAAGTATATCCAAAGCGTCTCGTTGAGCTTGTGCATTTGCGGCAAGCAACAAAGCGCGGCCTGCGGCGGTGCTGTCGGAGATGGCCGAGGCGGGGTGAGTATGCTTTGAGGGGTTCTTGATCGACCAAGTGACGGGAGTGCTACCACCACCGACTGCAACCAGTTCGACAGTCTCTCCATCAGCCAGAGTTATCAGGTCTGTAAAGCCAGTGCCGTATTGCGGACTCCCTTGGGGGGCGACTACCTCATATTGTCTGAGAACAACGCTCCACGGCCCACCAGCGTGAAACTGCGCGTTGTGGGTAAAGGTCAGGGTATCTCCGGGCTGCGCCCCATCATTCGACCTTGGCAAAGTGACCTTTCTGTTTTGTGAGAAGTTGTATGAGTTAAACGTGATAATTTGGTTCCTTCCGGCATTCACTACGGAATTGGCATTTGTCGTCCCCCCGATATCGAAAGATATTCTAGACTCTTTCTGCCCTAGCGCGGTCTCCAACCCGGTCACTTCGCTTATGCTGGCCGCGACTACCTTCTCAACGAAATGCGAGTTATCGACACCGTCTTTGAACCAATACTCCACGACAGAGTTGCCGCTTTTGATACCGACGGTTAAGCCCTGATAACGTAAGCCGGACGAGAGGTCAGCGAGCGCGAGCGCGGTAGTATCGTAAGGCCCGTACTTCGCATCGATGGGTTTAGGGGAGCCAACGACTACGCCGCTTGAAAGTTGAATTCCAGTAGGCATTAGGTGGGGTTCCTTAGCTGAAGTGTTGTGTTGGAGTTAGTGAGCGGAAGAGGCGTAATGTGCATCTTGTACTCTACGGACCACAACGACGTAGCCACATCCTGTTGAGTAGCCACTGCGTTGAAAACAGACGTTATCGACCCGTTGTCCAAATCTGTGACGTAATACGTGGCTTTAGTAGTCAGCGCAGACTGATAAGCCACCCCGAGAAACTGATTGCTTAGGTTGTAGGGGACCGAAATTGTGCCACTCGCATCCCCAACGACTTTCGAAAGAACCGCTGACGTATGAATGGCCGTGGCATTACCTGCCATAATAGCTGCCTTAAACTGGGCGGGAGTAAATGAGACGGGAGACTTGAGGTAATACCACGGATAAACCCCGGTAATGATAGGTGAACTAGTGCTATCCGATACAGTGCCGTTTGGTTGACCGACATTCCGGTCAGCATCAAGCGCAGTGCTAGCATTTCCTTTGTTATCGAAATACAACCCCGTTCCCGGCTGATGAACCACAGTAACAGCCCAATTATTTGAACCGAGAACAACCGGGACGTTTCCTAACGAATGCGTCCCTACATTAGGGACGGGTGTCCCCATTGCTGTACCAGAATACGTGAAAGATATTGCGGGGCCTACTAGTTCAGGCCCTAAAGTGCCATTGCCGTTAGTAATACGCCCACGATCAAAAGTCGCCGTAAGCGTTCGGTTCACTACTGTGCCAACTTCCAAAACTCCTGAAAGCCCACTAACCGTGAGTGCAACAGACTTAGCTGTGCTTATAGAAGGAGAGACTGTCGGGAACAGAATGACATCCAGAGCTTCCGAGAGCGTACGGGTCTTCCAAACGCTGGCTAATTCTGGGTCCGCTCCTCCGACTTCTGTGCTAAGAACGCTGTCTCCAACACCGCTAGCATACAGTAGGGAAGCGCTTTCCCCCGGAGGACCCTGCGGACCTTGTGGGCCGACCGTGTTTACCTGAACAACAGTCGCAGCGGTAGAGATAACTTCGATGACGTCAGCCATTATCTCGTAACCTCCGGTGTAACTTCAGAGGGGCCTTCCAAAATACGAAGAACTTCACCTGAAGGGGAAACTAACTCCAAGTCCCAAACACCAGACCCCGCTGGTATATTTTGGGTCAAAATAGCAGTGGAGAACATATCAATACGGCCAAGCGCTCCCTCGGCTTGTAGCGTGATGCCTCCGTTCTCAGTATTCCACGTCGCCCAAACTGTGTTTGAAGAATACGAAGGACGCATCATCGAACGGGCGGTCCATCCCGTCAAATTTACAGGCGTTGCATTAGACGCAGTTGTCCCTGCCTTATAAATAAAGGTCTGCCGAAAAGTAGCGCCTTGATCGATTACGAGTTTATAAGTCATGGGAGTCGTCTAACCATACTCTATCTCGTTTATGTTTGCGAGAAGTTCGTGAACGTTTTTTAGATGAGTCGCGAAAAGAATAATTATGTGAGTGATTGCGAGACTCGCGACGATGCTCGTCGTGTCTGTACTCGTCGTCCTCGAAAAGCTCGCGGTCGCGAACGCGGGGCATAAACGAAATTACGGCGTGGTGGGGCCGAATTTAAGTTTAAGCACTTCTTCGATTCGTTTTGTGCGTTCGTCGATACGAATCAAAGTTTCCGCTCGCTCTGCCGCTGCTTTTTCGATGGCTGTGAGTCGCGCCTCTTGCCGCCCGTTTTCTTGGTTAATGTGCTGAATTTGGGTGGGTAAAACAATCCACCCATTCAACGCCACGAAACAGGTAACAAGAAGCGCGACCCCGGCGATTAACTCCCCGGCAGTCAAACGCAAGAGGTGTGTGGTACGAACCGCCTCCATTGTTATACTCACCCGACAGCTTCGTCTTTCGCGTCAGCGAAGCCCTTTTCAACCGCCGCCATGAAGTCAGGATCAGCAGGCTCTTCTTCCGCAACTTCAGCCTCTTCGGGTTCTGGAGCAGAAGCTGTAACGGGCAAGCCGTCGATAGCTTCCAAAAGAAGTTTTCCGCCAGACATCTTCACAGTTGCTAGCACGTCGAAGGGGCGCTCGTCGCCTGCTTCTTCCGGAGCCTCAAAACCAGCGGGGACGGGAATCTCAATAGCTGAGCCCTCATTCATCTCCGGGGTTTCTGGGGTTTCTTCCGAAGCTGCGGCCATCGCATCCTCCAAACCCGGCATCTCCTCCGGGGCCATTTCGGTGTCTTTAGCCATAAAAAAGTATTCGGTCGGAGTGGGGGCAGGCCGAAGCCCACCCCCACTAACAACCGATGTTAATTAGGCCGTAACCGTTCCGGCGCGTTTGAACCGGATGACGTAACCGTACTCAGGCTTAATCGGCTTGGAACCGTTAGACATAACCGAGCGGAAGTAACCGATCGTTTTGTCCGGATTCAAGACTCGATCCTGAATATTCAACCATTTGAAGTCACCTTTATAGGCAACTGCGTCGAATTTGGTGTTGCCGCCCGGAGCCGTGATCGGCTTCGGAACCATGCTCACAAACACGTCGCGATGGTAGACAATGGCGTCCTCGAACTCTGCTAGCTCGTAAGCCGGATTAACGATCCAGCCGCGAGCGCTAGCCGAGGTGTCCTTGATGAACGGATAGACCCGCACCCACTTGTTGCCAGCAGTGTTGCCAGTAACGAAGTTGTACCTCGGAGCGAAGTCGTCAACCATGTGGTAGAAACCACGGAAGCTGCGTTCGATGCCGAGAGGAGTGAGAAGCTCATTGGCGCGAGTCGAGTAACGGAAGTCGTAACGAACGTTACCGTCGTTGTCGCGAATGAGGTTCATCGAAGCCTCAGAACCGAGGATGACGCCGAACTCAGGGCGACCATCCGCACGACCGAGAGGATTCAGGCCAGCACCGTCGCGAACGAGGCGCAGGTAAACTTTATCCAACTGGGCTTGGGTGAGGGTGGCGGTAGGAGCCGTTTCAGCAATAGTGCTGGCAAACGTCTGTGCGCCGTGGGTGGCAACGCCCTTGTTCTCAGAGAGACGGACGTACTCGTTACGATAGCGCTCTTTCCAGCTATAAGCGACGTTCTCAGTGAGGATGTCGAAGATGTTGGAAAGCTGCTCCTTGCGTTTGAAGGAGTAGCGCAGGTCGTTGATACAGAGCGGAGGACTCTCCAACGCGGTCTGCTTGAGGTTGTAGGTACGCAGGTAATGAGTGAACTCAATGACCGAAGCCTGCGGAACGCAGTTCGCCGGATCGTTGACCACCGTATTGAAGGAAACGTCGTTCCACTTCGAGGTGATGTCACCACTGTTGTCAGAGACCGTAGGAAGCGAGCGACCGTAGGTGAGAACCGAAATGGTCTCGCCCATTTCATCGGGCCACGCTTCTTGTTTGGTCAGTTTGAGCCAGACGCTGGTGTCCAACGTCTTGCGATGGATGTCAGGGCCGATACGTCCGGCTTCTGCTTCCAGAATACTATTGATTTGATAATTGCTAAAGCTAGCAGGCATAAAACCTCCTTTGTTGAGTGTGAGACCCGCATACATCCGAAACACCACACAGCGCCCAGAGACGCGGGTTTGATTCAGTCGGATGAGCGATACCGACACCCCGGAAAGGGGCTGCGCTCTAAAATACTGTCAGTGGTTTTTACGACTCCACAGAAGTCGCGCAGGATTGACTGCTCCTGCTAGCATGATGCAACCATCACATACCGCTAGCAGGATGTCAAATAATTTTTTAGGACCCTATTCCGGCTTCGATGGCATCCAAAAAGGAAAGACCTTCGGGGGCAGCAGGGACGCCACCATCAGAAGTTCCCGCACCCGCTTTTGGCTTACTCTTAGTGTACTTCGCCAAAGAAGTTTGCAATTCCTTAACTTTAGCATTGGCCTCTTTAACTTGACGGAGCACACCGGGCAAAAGAGCGGCTGCGAACGAGCTATAACTCTTCACATCGTTTGAAGCGTCTCCCAAAGTTGCGACTGCACTTCTAGCCATCTCGTAGGCCTTTGTCCGGTCAGACTCAGGCATATTCTTAATGGGGCCGAGTTCGCTCAGCTTCTTCCAGACATCTTCAGAAGCCGAGAGAACTGCTTTTCGTTGTTCTGCGACGGTGGTTTCGTAAGCTTGCTTAGCCTCTGCCTGCTTCTGCGATACAAACTCTTTGTGATTATCGCGATACCAAGCTTTGCGCTCCATGATATTCCGCATCCCCCGAACCAGAAGATGAAGCTCCTGTTGGTCGAAAGTGTTCATGGAGGTGGCGACGTCTGTAAGCTCGTCGGAGGGTGTTCCCTTTTCAGCGCTCTCTTCAATAGCCCGCTCCAGAAGTCGTTTGGACACGCTGTACTTCTCGGAAAGAGCACCCGCACTACGCAAGGTATCAACCAAAGGGCGGATGACCTGCTCTTTATACTCAGGGGTCGTCTCTACAGAGATAGTGGACAGTTCGGTCGAAACCTCTTCCAGCTTGGATTTAAGGACTTTGTTCTCTTCAGCTAGCTTCTGGACCTGTTCCGTATCTGCTGGCTTTTCGGAAGGCGACTCTTTGAGTTTTTGAAGCTCGGCCTTGGTCGTTTCAAGCTGCTTGGACAACTCCCGGTTCTTGACGCGGTACTCTTTGAAAGCCCGTCTCGCCTCGACAGACATATTCGTCGGCTCCGTTTCCTCGGAAGTTTCTTCGGAAGATGACTCTGTTTTATCGTCGGCACTCTCTGACTTTTCGTCCGACTTTTCAGTTTCCTTGGCTTCCTCGGAAGTGGGCTCTTCGACGTTTTCTTCCCCAAAGACATTATCCAGACGATCCAACCACGACTCAGAAGAACTCGAAGAAGAGTCAGCGGTTTGAGAAGTCGCTTCGCTAGTGCTAGCAACATCGGATGTGGTTTGAGGAGTTTCGGAAACCGGGGCTTCCGACAACGGGGCTTGTGCATTTTCTGTGGACATAAAGGTTTACTTGTTTGCTCCAGTTCGTCTCCAAGGCTGGAGGTCAACTGTTTCGGGTTTGATCGGCTGAACTGCCAAAGACTGGAAATTGCGAAGACACTCGAAATAGCCCTCTCGACGGGCGTTAATAAGAGCCCCGTGCTGAATCGGGTCTGTTCCCTGTGGAACAGGCTTCATAACTGGGAGCCCGTGGTCTCTCAAAACAGCGACGGCTTCCTGCATAACAGGATTCGCTAAAGCTTCTTTGAAGAGGATGACTTTATCCTCGTTCGCGTACCATTCCGCGAGGGTCATAAATTAAACAGAGGCGAGGTTGGATGCAGTTTCAGCGTCTTTCAGACTCATTTTCTGACGGGCTTCCGCCGCCCGAATAGACATTTTGGCTTCAGCGGCCTCCTGCATAAGCTGTAGTTTCAAGCGGTGCTCGGAGATTTTTGCTTCGAGTTGGGGGTCTACGGCAGGTGCAGCGGGGGCCGGAGCGCCGGAACCTGCTTGAGAAGCTTGGGCTCTACGGGCGGCTGCTTGAACTTTCTTGATCCCGTTGGTCACAATCTCACCCAGATTCTGCAAAGCTTTGCGGAGCATCGCAGCTTCTTCCGCGAGTAAGGCATCTTTCGAAGCTTCAGCGACGTGGGGTTCGGTATGTGCAAAGCAACGAGACAGGAAATCAATGACCTGCTCAACAGGGACCTGCCCCTGCTCAACAGCCCCAGCGACCATTGTCATCGCCTCAATGTGAACCCGCGCATGAACCATGTGGTTGTCGTTGGGGAGCACGGCCATGTCGCTGCCTGTCCGCATCACGGCATTTTCAATCTCTGCAAACTTAACATCCATCGGAGGCCTACCCTCGTCGGAAACTTTGGGCGCGTAGCGGCTAGCAGCCTCGTATCCAATTCTAGCAGCAAAGCGGTCACGAATCAGGTTCTTGCGACCAACGTCGTCCAACGACCCCAGCATCTCGGTAAACTCAGTGAGGGCCATCGTCCGCATGGACTCGCTGCCATTACCGATTGCCCGAACAGCTTTAACTGAGGCGACGTCCACCGCATGAATTGCCTCACTAGGAACTCCGCGTTTGTGGCAACGCTTGCGAAAATCAATCACAGCGCGGCCACCGGGCTCCAACACGTTGTAGTCGCGGCGGATCAAACGGCTGACAACCGAACGAAGAAGACGAGTCCACGGCTCGTAAAACAGATTGAGGGACGCGGTGGAAACGCGATTCTGCGCCTGAAGCTGCGCTTGCACCTCAAACCGAGTGCGCTCTTTACTGCCAGCAAAATTCTCGCTGACGTTGTATTGGCCGACCTTCTTGGAAACAATGTCCGCCATATCGTTGAGGACAGGCAGCACGTTTTTCGAAAAATCAGGAACCGTACGCTCGGCGACATCGAAGCCGGGGTTCAAAATCGCGTAGGGGCCGTAGTAGGAGAAGGCCAGTGAGTCGAGAGCGTCTTCGGTCTGCGGCACAATCAACAAACTGCTAGCGAGCATGGAGCCATCAACCAACTGGCTACGAAGGCGGTTGCTAACTTGGATATGTGGGAAAATGCGGTGACCCAAGCCTCGGATACTGTGATAGTAACCGTTGGTCCCAATGCCGTAAGGGAACACAACAAAGGCGTGGCTGGGCGATTCGAAGCGGGAACGGCAAGAATAAAGAAACGTGTTGTTCTTATCGTCAGCGTCATCTTCTAAAGCAATGTAGTGGCTGACGGTCCCGTCAAACTCCTGAACCCAACCGTGAATAACGCGGACTTCAGATGAGGTGGCATACGAATGATACAAGTCGTTGTTTTTGACTTCCGTTTGAAACTGCTCCCAGTCTCCGTACCCAGACTCGCCCAAGTGTTTCGGCTGGGCCTCCATGATGGCTTTCTTCGTAGCCTCGACATCCCAACCTGCTTTGATCGCTGTTTCTTCGTCTTCGATATATCGGAACAACTGCTGAACTTGGAAAGACCTGCGAGCAACCGCGACTTCCAACTCCTGCTCGGAGGCCTGCGTTTTCCTCGGCATGAGGAAATCGCCAAGACCAATAACTTTCCAACGCCAATCTACGTCGTCCTCAAAAAGAGCAATCCCGACTCCGTGAGCAATAAAGTGATGTGCTAGCAACAGATAGTTGTAATGGAAGTCGGGCCAACTCCGGAGCAGGTGTGAAATCTCTTCGGCGATGATTGGTTCCCATTCAGATCGTTGAGCTTCCGACCCAACGGTCGTTTTAACGGAGACCAAATTCTCCACCGCGTTGAGCAAATCCACATATTGGCCGACCGATGCTTCTAGCATCGACGAAGCCTCATCGAAGTTCAGGTTACACCGGAACGATTGGCCTGTGGCCTGCAACTCGTTTTCATCATACGGGGGCTGACCATCGAACATCGCCTGCACTTCAGCACGATGTTCCGCAGCGCGGCGGTCGGCTTCACGAAGCCGTTGATAAATCTCACGTAAACTTTTCGCATCCTTGACGCGTGAACACGGCGGAATCCCCGACTCGGAATCGAGACCGGGGACGAGCAAATCAGAGGAATGGGAAACGAAGTCGCTCAAAGATTAAGAATTAGGCAGGTAACATATACCTATTAAAAAGGCAAGCGCAACTCTTGTTTAGAGAGATTCACAGGCCGGGAGGCGGCGACTCGGTTGAACTTCTCTAGCAGCTTCCGCTTCGTAGCTCGTTGCCCTCCGAAGTCATCCCCGTAACCTGTTGAATCCGCCGTCATAGCATGACGCTGACGGGCCAAATCCAAAAGGATGAACGCGGCATCTGCTACGTCGGGGGACTTCCCTGTGCGCTCTTTCATGTCAGACTTCGGCTCCACCCGGAGACGGAGGCTACCGCTCTTATCTGTAATATAGCGTCGCTCGCACATCTCCCGTGCTAGCTCCTTGCAGACGCCTCGAATCTGCCCGGTTCGCATCATCTCCTTTGCGGAAAACCAAATCTCAGTGACTCGGTTTCCGTACCGCTCATCAGAAGGCGTACGGTCAGTAAGTGAAACTGGGAGTTTGCTAGCTCGGCCCCCAAACTGAACTCGCAAAACATCCCGGCTCCACAAAGCATCGACAATGTCACCGAAAGGGTTTCCGGCTCCTGTGGCGTCGTAAGCGGCATTTCGGGCAGACACCCCTTCCTGCTCGCAACGAGCCCGGAACTGGCGGACGATCTGGTAAGCCCTCGGCTCCTTCGAAGACACGTCCTCTACGAGGTGCTCATAACGATCGAAGCAAACGGTGCGAAGTTTAGTATTCGCATCGATTCCGACATAGCCAAAGTAAAGGATACTTCTGTCGCCGCCGTTGGTGAAAGCAGGGTCGAGTGCAGCAATAGGGGTGGGTGGGGAAAGCCAGAGCGGGGGAGCATCCGCTTGGGTCCGCACAATATCGGCTTCGGCGTAAATACAGTCTTCAGAACCGCTCGGACACCAGAACCCACGAAACATCCGCCAGAAAGCGACTGATTTCTCGCCAAATTTTTGACGGGCGTCCTCCAACTTGTCTTCCGTAATCATCCACGGATAAACGGTGCGACCCGCTAGGATGTTTGGGCTCTTGATTCCGTCCAAATGGATGCAAATTCCTCGCTCGGTCTCCCACTCGTCATCGTTGACGGTCACCGTAGCCCACCCATTCTTAGGCTGGGCCAAAAGACCGAACGCGTCGTAGTAAGAGTTGGGGTTTCCTAGCCCGACCAACTGAAAATACGGGTTCGCCGACAGGTTTGAATAGGCTGCTTGTAGGATCGCTTCCGACAACTCAGGCAACTCGTCCGCGATGAGAAAAACCCTCTTCTGCTTCAGACCAATCAACTTGCCAATCGCCTCTTTTTCGCGCTTCCGCTCGGCGGCGACTAGTGTGATCCCCGCTTTATCGGACAAAGCATTGCCCTCGGCGTCTTCAAAGCGAATCTGGCCGACTGAATCAACCAGCTTACCGGGAAGCCCCGGAACTGCCTGAAAATATTCTCTGACAGAGCCCCAAATACGTTTTCGTGACTCCTTCAGGGTGGTCGAAGTGACCAAAATCATTGTCTCGGTGGGGGCGCACAGCCAATTCACAATGCTCCAAACCGCAAAAAAATCAGTTTTTCCCGAGCTAGCGCACCCGGCAACGGCCAGATAGTTTGAACGGCAAGCCCCGTCCAGCATCTGCTCCGCCCACGGATGCCAAGTCCACGGTTTGGGACTGCCGGGATGCCAAAGAACATTGACAATGTTCCGAAAATGCCCAGCCTTACCGAGACCGCCTTGCTCGACGGTTCTACCATGCCGGAAGCAATAAAGCTCAATGTTCAGCGCATCTATGCCTTCGGGCCATTCTCGCCCATATCGGGTAATCCCCATGACCGTATGCAGGTATCATACCTCTGTAGACAAGTCAAACATACCTCGACGGACGAAACATCCGTTACAGGGGACAACTTCACTGTCCCCAAAGCGTCCCCATACCCCTTTTTAGAGCACGACAGCATGAATATAAGTTGTTGTAAATGAACATTTTGCCGGCGTGGCGGAACTGGCAGACGCGACGGACTCAAAACCCTATAAGCGCGGAGCATATACCCACATATACCGCGCAAGTTGCGGAGAAAGAGCAACTAAACCACAAGGCGAAAATTTTTGATATTTCGCCAGTAATTCGTTTTCAACGACTTACAACAACTTCGAGTGCAACCCGTCCCCCTATCGCACAAACGGGGGACAATTTTGTTTGAACAGATGGTCGCATCTCCTGTCATATACCAGTACCAAGCCAATGAAGACTGACGTGTTATCCTACCCGCAAACTATACCTACACCGCTGGGTCCGGTGAAAATCTATTGCTGCCGCAACGGTTTCAAAACCGAGTACGTCGTAAACTGGAGCATAGCGAAGCAACGAAAGCGGGAAAAATTCGCGGATGAACTCAAAGCGCTAAACCGTGCTCAGGAAGTAGCCAAAGACTTGAGCAAAGGGCGCATTGAGAGAACGGCGATCTCACCCGCAGATATTGCCGAGTTCATGGCGGCTAAACAGCTACTTAGTGGGGGTTCTTTGCTCCGAGCCGCTGAGTTTTTCGTGGAAAGCAACACAGGCCTCGTTCAGAAAACGGTCAAAGAAGTATGTGAACATCACTTGGCAGAACTCGCCATAGGGAGTAGCGAACGTCACAAAGCCACAACAAAGTGGAGGCACGGGGTTATCAACGAGGTCTTTGAAAACCGTATCATTAGCTCAATAACAAGGGACGAAATCATCGACTTCCTTAAAAAGGCGAAATGCCGATCCAAGCAGAAAGCAGGAGTGGCGATGAGCGGCAAAAGCAAAAACAACCTAGCGAACGCCTTCGGTGCGGTCTGGAACCACGCCCAAACCCGAATGAGCGCCCTACCTAAAAATATGCCACACGCAGCGACAGAACTACCGACATTCGAGGAATCCCGAGAGAAACGGATATACACACCGGAACAAATGACAGCCATACTCCATTGGTTGGAAGATGAGGTCACCGCCCATCGCATCCCCAAATGGGTTCTCGCCACCGTAGCAATCAAAGCCTTTACAGGCATTCGAACGGCAGAGATTGAAAGACTTCAGTGGGAAGACGTGCGTTCCGACGCGGGTACAATCCTCCTCCATAGGGGGCTGACCAAAACTCAGGAGGGACGTATCCTCCCCATCCGACCAGCCCTAAACGAATGGCTTCAACTTTGCGCGAAGAGGTCGGGCAAGGTAGCAGAAGACCAATTCTTCACGTACACAAAAAAAATCGCCGAAGGCGTGTTCGGCAAAGGGGCTCCGTGGGAGAAGAACGCTTTGCGTCATAGCTTCATTTCTTACTCAATGGCCGAAACCGGAAACGCGGCTACCACGGCAGACATTAGCGGCAACTCAATCCGGATGGTTAAAGCCGTTTATCAAACCTTGGCCGTCCCGAGCGATGCTCATAAATACTTCAACATCAAACCGAAAGGAGGTGTAGGTGACCTGCCGTCTTGACTACCAACGAGACGGTATGCTAGGTTGCAGACACCAATACCAACCACGACTATGCCTAACCAAATAAGCGCACACACCAAAAGGGTAACCTTTTGCGTAGATAAAACGGACTACGTAAAATTAGAGCGCCTTGCATCCGAATCCGGATTGAATACTTCGGAACTAATACGCGAAGCGCTGTGGGAATACGTTGTCAAAAACCAAGACGCCGAGTTTATCCAACTCCGGAGAAGTACCGTCAAAAGTAAGTTTGTCCGGAACCGCTTCAAAAGAAGCTAACAACATAAGGAAAACGCGACCACTTTTCGCGACTAAGAAATATGCAACCTGCACATTTGCGCTTGCACATGAATATTATCTAGATACGATTGCCGTTTCAGTTAGTAAAACTAATTAGTAACCACCCACCACATTACACCTATGTCGTCCCATACGTGCCTAATAGAACATCCACCAACCAAAACCAAAGCCACAATATCACTCCCCAACACTCTGTACGATAAAATCCTCGAACGGGCGCACCAACAAAACAAATCGTTGGAAGACCTCATCGCTGAAGTCGTTCAACAATCAATTCCTAGCAATGAGTGAAAAGCGCCCCATCCTCGGCGTTGATCCCGGCTTAGAACAATCGGGGTTTGTCCTTTGGGATGGGAACAAGATTATTGAGTCGGGGGTTATCGACAATGAACAACTCCGCGCAAAAATCGAAACAACGCCCGACAGTACCCACATCGTTTGTGAAATGATCGCCTCGTACGGAATGGCCGTTGGGCGAAGCGTGTTTGAGACGTGTGTTTGGATTGGGCGCTTCATGGAAGCTGCTTTGCGGAGAAATTTGGATTGGAAATGTCTCTTCCGACAAGAAATCAAAATCCACCTCTGCCATTCGGCGAAAGCCAAAGACTCCAACATTAGGCAAGCTTTGATCGATCGGTTTGGTGAGCCCGGAACAAAGAAAAATCCCGGCCCCCTTTTTGGGGTCAAATCCCACGCATGGGCCGCGCTCGCCGTCGCTGTCACATTTTGTGATTTCAAATATGCAACCAGCATATACCCGCCCGAATGAAAAAACGCGGAGTCAAAGTCATCCGAAGGAAACTTGGTCGGGAACAAGCCGACGGGCTCTGCACTTTCGACGGGAAAGTCCACGTCGATGAAAGACTTAGGGGAATCAAACACATGGAGACGCTTCTCCATGAACTTCTCCACCACGAATTCCCGTTCCTGAGCGAAGACGCAGTGGATGCGTCAGCGAAAAGCATGGCAACGACCATGTATGACGACCATTGGCGGCGAGTGGAACAATGAAACCTTATGCTAAACATACTGAAAAAGAACAACCCCCTCGAAATCTACTGGTGGACCGACGTCGAAGGGCTCGCTGAGGTATGTCCGATCCTAAGAGGTCACGAAGTTCCGCCCCCTGACTACTGGACTAAAATCCCGAAAATTCCGGACCTCAGCAACGTAAAGGACCGAGGGACCGCAAAGAACTGTCCCGCCATTCCCGATATGTGGAACATGGGGTATGTCCTTCCGCTTTGGTGTGACACAAAGTTTACGTTTTCCGAAGGGGGCAAATACACAATCGTTCCTTCAGACAACAGGTTCTCTTTTACGCACCACGGCGACAGTCAGTACAAAGACCACCTCCCAAAAAAAGTTCAGGACGCTGTGAAAATGGTGATCAAGGCGAACTGTCCGTGGAGGGTCCGGACCCCGGAGGGGTACAGTATGATGCAGTTGCCGATGTACTACCACCACGACGAGCTTTTCGAAGTGATGCCGGGGACCATCTGGACGGATATCCACCATGAAATCAACCAGCAGATGGTGATCAAAAAGCATGGGGAGTTCATCCTCAAGCGAGGACACCCACTCGCGGCTTACATCCCGTTCCGAAGGGACAACTTCAAAACAATCATTGAGGGACCCAACCCCCGCAACAGAGCGTGGGACTTGGAATCTCGGACACGTCTTTGGACTAAGTTTCGGTTTGGATATCGAATGGGTCAGGCTGAGCACAAGAAGAAGTGCCCGTTTCACTCACTGTTCCAATGAGCTATGAAAGCCATTTTAGAATTCAATCTGCCTGAAGACAAAGACGACTTCGAAGTGGCCCAGCAAGGTTGGCAGTGGAAACTGATCGTGTCTGATCTGCTCGACTTTTTGCGGAGTGAAACCAAGTACAAGGATCACACCGCCGAAGAGTACGCGGTCTTTGACCTGATACGCGACCGCCTTTCGGACGAAATACGGGATAGAAACCTCTCCGTTTGGTGATGAGTGGGCCGTTAATCCTCTTCGTAATGGTCATCTACGGAATCATCTCCGTTGATCAGTTTCTTCGAGGAAACATGGGAATGGGGATCACGTGGGCTGGATACAGTTTGGCGAACATTGGGCTATACCTCGCATCCCGGTGAAAAAACTTTACCCAGTGCAGGAGGCTAGCAGGGAACGCCTCCTATTTGCTATTCGCGAATACCGATCGGCGCTGGATGCCAGCGAAACAGGGACGGGTAAAACCATCGTGGGGGCCGACGTTGCCAGAGTGCTTGAGCGCCCAACCCTTGTAGTCTGTCCTAAGATTGTTATCCCGGCATGGAAGGCGGAGCTAGCAGAACGTGGGGTCAACGTGATCGGTGTGATCAACTACGAACTTCTCCGCACAGGGAAAACAAAGTTTGGACACTGGGACGGGAAGCTTTGGGTTTGGACGCTTCCGGAGGAGCCGTTGATTATCTGGGACGAAGTCCACAGGTGTCAGGGAGTGTCTACCAAGAACGCCAAAATGCTCATCGCCGCCAAGCCGCTCTTAAACTTGATGTGCTCTGCCACAGCCGCCGAGGACCCGACAGAGATGCGAGCGCTAGGGTATGTCCTCGGACTGCACAGCTTGGCAAACTTTTGGTCTTGGGCTCAAAGACACGGATGCTTCAGGAACCACTGGGGAGGCTTTGAGTTTCGAGGCACAGCCCAACTTCTCAAGACTATTGCCGATCAAATATTTCCTAAAAGGGGGTCGTTGGTGACGAAGGTGATGCTAGCAGACCACTTCACTGAAACTCAGATAATCACGACACCTTTGGACATCGGTGACGGTGGGAAGATTCAGAAAGTCTACGAAGACATGGAGCGGGAGCTTCAAAAACTAGAGCTTCAGGCCGCAGGGGACCGCAAGGGCCACGAACACGAAAAGCTGGTTGCCATGTTGCGAGCGCGGCAAAAAGTGGAATTGTTAAAAGTGCCTGTCTTTATTGAACTTGCGGAGGACCTCCTGCGTGAGGGGTACAGTTTAGCCATCTTTGTGAACTTCGACGCGACCGCCGAGGCGCTGAAAGAAAGGTTGGAAAACCCCGACATCATTCGTGGGGGTCAATCGGCTAAGGAGCGACAAGAGATAATAGAGAGATTTCAAAACAATGAAAAAAAAGTCATCATCGCAAACATCGCCGCAGGCGGGGTGGGCGTCTCGCTCCACGACCAAAAAGGCGGTCACCCGAGAGCGGCGATCATCTCGCCGTCGTGGAACGCGAAAGACCTCGTCCAAACGCTCGGGCGCGTCCACAGAGCGGGGGGCAAAACGCCGTCGCTCCAAAAAATTGTCTTCGCTGCTGGGACCATTGAGGAAGAAATTGAGCGAAGTGTGCGGTCAAAGCTGGCGCAACTAAAAGTTCTCAATCCGGAACAAGCGAATTTGAACGACTTGACTTTTTTTGAGTCTGGTATATGTTACCCGCCATCACCCTGCCATACATCTCAAAAACCGCCCAACCCAATGTCTGAGCCTACGCAAAAGAAACACGCCGAGTTCTCCCCAAGTGGTTTGAAATATTTTGAAATGTGCCCGTCGTTCACGCGACGCGAAGGCACTAACGTAATCGCCGAGAGGGGCACACGAATCCACGAAGCGCTCGAAACGGGAGACTTCAGCAAGTTGGAAAATGATGAAGAGGTCAACATTGCTTCGCTATGCCGATCGTTCGTGGCGGACCTCATTGAATCGAAGGGCTGGAAATCAATCAAGCGGATCAACGAGCTTCGCCTAGAAGTCGATCTAGGCCAAGGCGTCGATACTTTCGGGACCTGCGACGTTTTTGTCCAGAGTGGCAACGAAGCCGTCATGGTCGATTTCAAGACGGGATGGGGAAGGGTAGATGACGCTGAAGAAAACGCCCAAGCCCAATGCTATGTGCTCGGGGCGTTCCAACGATTTCCGGAGTTGGAAACCATAGAGTTCTACTTCGCCATCCCGCACCGAGACGAAATCTCTTACGCGACCTACAAAAGGTCGGATTGCGATAAAATCGCCCTCCGATTCAACACCGTTATCCGTCGGGCGAGAGCGGCAAGGAGTGGAAAACTCCCACCAGTTGAAGCCTATTCACCGTCCCACGGACTTTGTGAGTATTGCGGATTCCAAAGTTCCTGCCCCGCGCTCGCCGACAAGGTTCTTTCGATAGCCAAAAGGTACCAGCCCGACAGGATTGAACTTCCAGAGACGGTCGATGGGGCTGCGACAAACGACCCTGAAGTGCTAGCAACCCTTCTCAAGCTAGCACCGATTGCGGAGGAATGGGCCTCGTCGATCCGTAAACGCTGTATCGAACTGGCGGTGCAAGAAGGGGTGAATTTCCCCGGTTTCAAACGCGTTGAACGAAGGGCGGCTCGGAAAATCCTGTCTGTAAGTGGGGCCTTTGATCAGGTCAAGGACGTCATGCCCTTCGAAGAATTTCTAAAAGCTTGTGACACCGTGTCGATAAGCAAACTGGAAGAAGCATTTGCGAGTCACGCTGCGAAGGGAAAAAAGAGCAACTCGCGCCAAATTTTAGAATGTCGGCTTAAAGACGCTGGCCTTCTGAAAGAAGAACAGGGGTTCATCTATTTGAAACAAATCAAGTAGGCCCCCACCAACTAAACACAAACAATCAAATCAACAAATTATGGCTACAATGTCATTCCGTAATAAAAACACCGAAGAAAAAACCGAGCCCGTCATCGAAGTCGTTGCTGAAACGACAGCAATAACCCCCGCCACTGAAAAAACAGTCGCGGTCCCTGTAAGTGCTTCAGGTGACGTTCGCGGTGAGTTCGGTATTTCCGATATCAAACTCCCCTACCTCAAGATCGTCCAAAAGATCAGCAACGATGCTGAGAGATTCGGGGCGGGAAGTATCCTCTTTAACGGGGAAGTCAAAGTCGGAGGAGAGAACCAGCCTTTTAGTGCCACGTTCCTCTCGCTCGACAAAATGTATGAGGAGAAGCTCCCAATGGACGCTCAGAAACGCCCGTTGGTGTTCGACAAAGCTGACGACGTTATTCAGGCGGGTGGCAGCTTCAACCCAAACGACGAGCACTACTTCCAAGACGTCGCGCTCATGCGTGTTGTCATCGAAAAACCGGAGAACGCGTCCGACCAAGACTCACTCCTGTTCCCGTACAAAGCACCGAACGGCAAGTGGTACGCACAATCGCTGTGGTCCGCACGGGGTACTTCGTATTCGCAAACGGGTCCGGTTCTCTACACCGCAAGCATGAACTTCCTCGCCAACGGACTGTATCGCGGTCAGTGGGCGGTCAGCACGGAGAAACGCACGAACAGTAAGGGTTCTTGGCACATTCCGTCGCTCCGGTTCATGGGAGAGCACGAAGAAGAAATGCAAAACTTCTTCCTGAAACTTCGCGGGAGCAAGTAGCACATGAAGCTACGACGCACATACGAGCGCTTCGTAGTATGGCTCATCGGGAAGCTGGCGGACACGATCGTCCGTCCAGCGCCCCTTGAGCTAGTATCGAAGCTGGAACTCAAACCGTTCATGCACGTTGTCTTCGGAGACAACGGTGTCCGGCACATCGGAATCTATTGTGACGGTGTGTGGAAGGCGCTTAATGGCTATCCCGAGATGGGAATCCGAGGCGAGTTCGGTTTGAAATTTGTGGGTAACCCACCAAAACCGAAACGTGTGAGATTGGAAACCAAAAAGAAAAAGCACGGAAAGCGTGGAGTTGCTAATGCAAGCTGACGCCGTCATTACATATAATCCCGAAGAATTCGTCGATGCGACCGTTGACGATCTAGCTGCCAAACTCGGTCTCCAGACCGACATGGGTAAGGCGGCGTTGAAGGTAGCCCTTGAAAACATTAAACTGCTGGATCGAAAACAGCAGGATTATGGATCAGGCAACATCGCGACCTTCGGGGAAAAAGGGGTCTTAGTCCGTTGTGTGGACAAGACTGAACGACTAAAACAGTTGGTGTGGAAATCCAAGACCGCTAAGAACGAGACCATTTACGACTCGTGGCAGGACTTGGCTAACTACGCCGTAATTGCACAACTCTGTTCGCAGGGTTTGTGGAAATAAGAAAATAATTCTTCGTGGGCGGGACGTATGCTGACCGGAGAGATTCCGGTAGACGTGTAAAAAAAGGCAAGACAACGGACGTGCATAGGCGTCCGAAAGGTGGGTCTGCCGTTGGCATGGTGAAACAAAGTCTCGCTCACGAACTCCCCAAAGCTCGTTACGCAAACCATCAACAGTCCGAAATCGTCGAGAACTTCGTGGCGCAAGAACTCATCGGCCAAGGATGGTCTATCGCGTACCCACGCACGGAAAAATACCCCTTTGATCTAATCGCCGTGAAGGGGACCACCGTTCTTCGAATCCAAGCCAAATCCACCAAAGGACGCAAAACAGATGCACGACTTCAGTTCTGTACTAATCGGTACCAAGCAGGAGGGGGGAAACGGAGGGGTTTGTCGTGCGAAGACTGCGACGTGCTGGCGCTTGTGAGCGTCAAAGATATGTCTCTTTTCTTAGTCCCTGTAGATGACGCCATCTCAATAGCAACTTTTACAATAAACTCAAAAAACAAAAGCCGATACTACCGCAAATTCTCAAATCTAAAACCATGCAAAACCACCTAATCTACGCAATCGACTTTGAAACGTACTACTCTAAGACGGTTGGCATTAACTCACAGGGGACGTGGCACTACCTCATGCACCCCGAGTTCGAGGCCTACCGCGTCAGCATTGTGGGCTCCAACGGGTTCAAATTTGTTGGAAGCCCTAAAGACGTAGACTGGAAAGTGATCTGTGAAGCGGACGTCTGGGTCTCCCACAATGCGAGCTTCGACGAACCTGTATATCACTTCCTCCAACAGACAGAGCAGATCGAAGCACCGGAGGTCACCCCAGTCTGGCAGTGTACGGCAGACTTGAGTGCCTTCCTCGCAAGTCCACGCAGCTTAAAGCAAGCGGCGGGGGTTCTTTTGAACGAAGAGGTAACGAAAGACATCCGAGATGCGATGAAGGGTAAACGGTGGACGGATATGACCCCAGAGTTTCAAAAAGAGGTGGACGAGTATGCTTTGAAGGACTCGGAATTGTGCTTACGGCTCTGGCTTGAATTCTCAGACAAATGGCCGGAGCACGAACGGCGCATCTCCCACCATACGCGAGAGATGGGGGCTGAGGGATTGATGATTGATAAGGACAGCGTCGAGGAGGGTATCACGACACTGCGCCGACAAATTTGGGAAGCAGAACAAAAGATTCCGTGGGCGGATACCGACGCGAAAACGCTGTCGGCCAAAGCGCTAGCGATAGAATGCCGGAACGTCGGAATCGAACCCCCGTCGTCCTTGGCAATCGACTCTGAAGAGTGTGCCGCGTGGGAGGAGAAGTACGGGGATCAGTATCCGTGGGTTGGGGCGATGCGTACCTACCGCAGGTGCAATGCTCTCCTCAAGAAGGTCGAAAACATCAACAACAGGATAAGGCCGGACGGAAGACTGGGATACTCCCTGATGTATTGCGGGGCACATACGGGTCGGTTCAGCGGAGGGGGCTCCGGAATCAACTTCCAGAATCTCCCAAGGGAAGAGCTTTTCGGGGTCAACCTCCGTGGGATGATTGTCGCGCCAAAAGACAAAAAGCTGATCATCGCCGACCTAGCACAAATCGAACCGCGAGTTCTGGCGTGGTTTGCTGAGGACTGGGAAACCCTCAAGATGGTTGAAAGCGGGGTAGACATTTACGAATCCCACGCACGAATGACAATGGGCTACGACTTGGACATCTCGCTCAAGCAAGCCGCAGAGAACGACCCAAAGTACAAAAAGCTACGGCAACTGGCGAAGGCTAGGGTATTGGGGCTGGGTTATGGGTGCGGCCCGGACAAGTTCGTTATTGTCGCCAAAACCCTAGCGGGTCTCGACATCACCCGAGAAGAATCTGAGGTGATCGTCAGCAACTGGCGGGAGAGCAACCCCAAGATTATCGCGTTTTGGAGAAAGCTAGAAAACCACTTCAAGATGCGCGTCCCCGAACCCGTCGAGATAGGCCTACCGAGCGGGAGGGAGATTCGCTACCGCGACACTCAAAGTCTTGCCGGAAACCTCACTGCACGGATTCCCAGACAGGGAAAACTCATCCCCGTAAAAATTTGGGGCGGAGTTATCTGTGAAAATGTCGTTCAAGGCGCGAGTCGAGATGTGTTTTGTGACGGCGTTTTGCGGCTGGAAGATGCTGGATATAAAGTCATCTTAACCGTTCACGACGAAGTAGTTGTCGAAGCCGAACCGCATCAGTCCGCCGACGAAGTGGTCAAAATTCTTTGCCAGACCCCGGAGTGGATGCCGGGGCTACCCGTAGATGCAGAAGCCGTCGAATCCTCTGTCTACGTCAAGTAATCAGCAACCAACATATACCATGCCCTTATTCTCCATCAAAAATCTCCGTAGCTCCGAGGCGAACACCTGTGAGCCGTGGGCCTTGAATCAAAAGAGGCCCCTCTTCCCAAACAAAGAGGCTTTCCGAAAATGGAGCGCGGACGCGGCTACAGACTGGGTCTTCTTCTCCGCTTTCGAAGGAACAAACCAGAATGTCCGAATATCGCGTCAAAACCCCGCGATCAAAATACACGGAATCATTGCTGACTACGACGCGAAGGTGTCCGCAACCGAAATAGCTTCACTGATCGACAAGAATGCTCCCGTTAAGCCGAAATACTACAGTCAGACGTTTTCCGGAGGGGCGCGGTTGGTGTGGTTACTAGAAGAGTCCACATATATCGACAATGGGAAGATTTCAGAGAACTTCGTTAAGATTGCGGCCAAAGAGTTAAAACTCAAAAGCGTAATTCCGGGGTTCGATCCTTCTTCGTTGGAATCGACCCAATACTTCGAACTCGGGGAAAACTGGGTCGAGATTCCGGACGCCGAACCGATCGACAGCGTCACAGTCGGTTTCTGGATGCACGAAGCTTGTAAGAAAATAGACGTATCGTCTGAAGGAACGGAAATACCTGTCGAAGTAATCAAAGAAGAAATCGACAGGCAGTTCCCCGGACGCTGGACCGGAAACTTCAGCATTGGGACACGTGGCCCCCTGTTCTGGATTCAAGACGGCATAGACCGCACAGGCTGTGAAGTAGCTAGCACGGGGATGATCTGCTACTCCTCCCGCGCCGGAACAAGCTTTGCTACTTGGGAGATGATCTTTGGCAAGGGGTTCGTCAAAGCCTACGAGGAGAAAAAATATGGCTCCGTCGTTAACGACTTCTTCTACGACGGATCGTTCTACTGGTGGAGGAAGGAGAACGGTGATTGGAGGTCGGCGAACAAAGAAGACACCATCCTGCACCTCAAGGTTGCACAGAAGATGTCGTGCAAAACCAAGCAGAACGAGACGGCCAGTGAAGTAGACAAAATCCTCTATTCGATCCAGAGCAACAAGCTCATCGATGCGGCCCTTCCGTTCCTCTACCAAAAAGAACTAATCGTAGAAAACAACGGTCTGCGTCACCTGAACATCAACAGGCGTCAAGTCATGCAACCTGCGGATTGTACACACAAACTCGCATGGGGTGAAAACTTCCCGTGGATAGCCAATTTCATCGACAACAGCTTCGACCCAACTAACCAGAAATACTTCCTCATCGAATGGTTGCGGCGGCTTTATCAACCTGCCTACGAGGGAAACCTACAGCCGGGTCACACACTGTTCATCGCTGGCCCCCACGGTCGAGGTAAGTCGTTCTTCGGAATGCAAATCCTCCGTCAGATGATGGGCGGTGGAACTGACGCATCCTCGTTCTTGATGAGCGAAACGTCCTTCAACAAGGAGATGCTCGAAGTTCCCATTTGGAATGTGGATGACGGAACGTCGTCTTCGGATTGGAAGAGTCATCGCCGCTTTTCGGAAATGGTGAAGAAGGCTGCGGCGAACCAGTACTTCAACTACCACCCGAAGTACAAAGACTCGCAGACAATGCCGTGGCGGGGGCGCGTAGTTGTCACGCTAAACGACGACCCGCATTCGTTGAACCTCATCCCCGCGACTGACGGAACAATCATGGACAAGATCATGCTGCTCAAGATGTCCCCCAAGTTTGAGCCTCACTTCTCGCCGAACCAAGACGAGAACAATGCTATGATCGCCAGAGAACTGCCGTGGTTCTTGCGTTGGCTTCTTGATTCCGAACCGGACTCACAAATCAAGGGGTCCGCACGTTTCGGGTTTGAGCCCTACCACCACAACTCGTTGGTGCAAGCTTCGTTGGATCAAAACCCCTCGTTCCGGTTTATCGAAACCCTCGACGTCTTCCGCAGGGAATACAAACGACACCACGACGACAAGGTGATGTTTGAGGGGACGGTGACCGAGCTTGTGCGTGAGATCAACAAGATCGACGGACTTAAAGACGTTAACAAAGAGCACGTGAACGTTATTGGCCGCTGGCTTCACCAACTCCACGCGCACGTGGACTGGCTTCACAAACCCCGCACCCTTGACGGGAGAACTATGTGGAAAATCGATTTACCTGTATGAGACCTATACTCCGACAACTACACCCTAAACACCCACTCCTCAAAGCAACCCGCGCATATAAACGTGTGTGGAAAGGCATCTGTGGTGGGGCTACTTGGAACGACCTATCGCATAACGCGACACCTATGCTCGCGAGAATGCAACGCGAGGCTCGGGAACGGGAGAACCCAACGTCGAGGATTGCCGTATGATGTGCTACCGAGACATGACGTTCTGTGAGGGGGAGGGATGCCTCAAGTTCAACGAGTGCCCCCGTGCCCTGACACAAGACGTGCGGGAAAGAGCAAAAATGCTTGGCCTATTTGTATCGCGGTTTACAGAGCCTACGAAACTTCACTGCTACCGAGCGTCTTCAATTAACCGCCTCCTGAAGGAGGTTGGCAAAGAAGAAATCCTGCTAGCAGATGGGTTCGATGACGCCTTGATTGGAACAGCCCGTCGAACGAGCGGAACCCTCGTTGCCGTATACGACCGGGCCAAGTGCATCGAAATCCTCTCCCGCGAAATGTCCCCGGAGGAAGCTGAAGAATATTTCTCCTTCAACACCGAGGGGGCTTGGGTCGGGGAACAAACACCAATTTTCACGGAAATAAAACTATGAGTATACGAACCACAACTACTACGACCAATCTGAAAAAGTACACCATCGTCATCAACAAGGATGTGCCCCTCGTCCCGAAATCAACACTGTCTTCGAGAACGATGCACCCATTGTCGTTTCTCTTAAAGAAGCTCGAAGTAGGTGAAAGTTTTCAATGGCCCGTGGAAGCTGGTGGCGACTTCAACAAGCTGAGGTCCGTAGCAGCTTACTGGGGTAAGAAATGGGGCCGCTCGTTTACGGGGCGACAAGTTACAGCCACCAAAGGACGTAAAGGTCTTAGATTTTGGAGGACAGCATGAGCGCGGGTTGGCTCCTCTTAGGGATAGCCATAGGGATACCCTTGGGTGGGTTGGCTACGTATGGAGCTATCTTTGCGTGGGCTGTTCGCTGCGCCAAAGCGGAAGGAGAAAACAACGATGCCGAGTGATCCTGATCAAGACCGGGACGAAGCGCAGGGGATGGACGCCGAAGAGGCCCATTACTGGAAGCGCCGAATGGACCCAATGGAAGAGTATTGCGAATACTGCGAAGGGTTCTACGGCGAGTGCGAGTGTGAAGAAAAAAGAGAAGCGGAGCGCAAGGCGGAAGAGGAGGAAGACGAGGATGAATGAACAAGTAATGGAAATCCTCCGCGTACTAGCGGAGAAGTTCGGGACCACCACGGAGTTCTTGTGGGGGGTCTTGATCCGGCAGGCTTACGTCCACGGGGTCACGGCAATCGTTTGCTTCCTCATCACTTCAGTCTTAATCTTCGGATGGAACTGGGTCTGGTGGCGAGCGGAAGTCGGAGAAGAAGTCAGCCACCGCGACAAAGGCGATCGAATGTTCGCTATATTCATGTGCCGACTCGGTGGTCTAGGTCTGGTGTTCATCTGGACCTGCTTTTTCCTGAGCGGAATGTTCGAGGTCACGACCGCGCTCCTCAATCCGGAATATTGGGCGCTTAAACAAGTCTTGGGAGGGTTGAAATGAGTGAAACCCCCAGAACAGACGAAGCCGTCGAACGCTGGAGGCAGGGAAAAATAAACCTCTGGGAAGAGACGGCTCGGCTGGAGCGGGAGCTACGGTTAGCCCAAAAGGAGATTAAAGAACTTCGGGAGGAACGGGACCTGTTCCGAAAGATGTTCGAGAAGAGCGGAGCTTGGCATCCATGATGCTAGAATTTCAACGTCCGTTCTGTGTAAAAACACCTATCGGGTATGGGTGGGTTATCTACGTTTGCAAAGAAAGCCATCTGGCAAACGACATCTGGACGGTGGCAATGGAACAAGGGGGTAGCGTCGCCCACTTCCGGTCGGACCAGATCAAGGCGCTACCTAACGGAACGTTAGACATTGTCGAAAATGCAGAGGTGGCTCCCCGAAAGGAACCACCTCGCGTCCGGTTGCCGAAGCGCCCGGAGGGGCGTCTAGCTAGAAAAGCAAAGCATGAAGACGAGTAATAAGCCGTTTGAACCTAGAGCAACGGGAAACTCGGGGCGGAGTCACGACACCGCCTTGAGTTCTCCGCTGTTGGACAATACAGCCGATTCCGCCATAGGGACCGTAAACAATCCCCAAGTGGTTGATAATATACATTGTAAAGCACCTCCTTTCAATTTTGTGTTCCTCAATCGGTATTGTAGCATCTTTCGAACCACCCCTAAAACATTTTATCTGGGGATTCTATTATTTCTAATCTACTGGTTCATCGGGTTTTTCCTTCTGGGATGCGCTAGCATGGTCCCCGAAAGACCGATGGCGAAGCCGTGGAATTTTCCCCCGCTGAGGGAATGGAACGCGCCCTTTGAATTCGCGTGGCAAAATGGTGTCGATAACTGGCGAAAACTGACAGTTAAGAGAACGAAAACGATCGAAGGTATGGTCTACGAGTACGACGAAGTGACACAGCTATACTTTCCAGACCTCATTCGATACGCCGAGGAGCCGCAGTGTGGGAGCACGATGGTTGACTCGTTGTGAGTTGGGTATATGATACCAACGTATGAGCTTCGAACCCCAAGGACCGATGGACCCAGAAGAGTTCATTCTGGCCTTACTTTTAGGGCTGCTCGCCCTCTCAGTAATGATGAGCTACATGGTCAAGAACCTGATTTGGTAACCTGCGGAATTTATCACTTTAGAAGCACGGATTAGACTACGCTTTAACAACTACTCTTTTTCTACTCAATGATGGGGGTGCATGGCAGCGGCCTCTAAAGCCGAAGGAGCCAGCTTTACTGGGGATTACCCGGACCCCATCCCCTCTAGCCACCGTATCGTTAAATGAGACCTTCATGGGCTGAATTTGCAATGAGCGCGGCTGAAGTAGCCTCCTCTCGGTCGGAAGACCCGTGGGTCAAAGTCGGGGCCTGTGTCCTCCGAAAGGACCACAGCATAGCCGGGGTTGGGTACAACGGAGCGCCCTCTGGAGTCGAAATCGACTGGTCCGACCGGGAGAAACGAAGGCTCTATGTGATCCACGCGGAGGCCAATGCACTGAGGTATTTGAGGCCTGACGAGGGGGATATCATAGCCGTCACCCTAGCCCCATGTCCGAACTGCCTTACGCTAATTGCTTCCTACCGCATTCCGACAGTGTTCTACAGAGATACATCGGAAACATACCCGATCGGGATAACGGAAAATGTTGCATCAGAGTTAGGCGTCGTGCTGCACCAGATTTAGTTCCCGTTCGGGTATATGTCGGAGGTAGCCGACATCCTGTAAAAGTCGGAGAACGGCGACTCCCGCCCCATCAAGTGCGAAAGCGTTATCGAAAGTAAGGGGGAAGAGCCCCACTTTCCCACTGCCTCCCCACTGCATATTCGAAGGCCTACAGAGTAAAAGTGGGAGTGGGGTAAGGGGGGTGGGAAAATAATCCCGGCAAAAATCTAAGAGGCGTTGGGGGCCTTCCCTTATATTATAATTTTTAGTCCATAAATGTTACTTTTCTTCATTTATCTCCACTTCTGGCTACCCATCCGTCCCGTGCAAGACTCCGATTTACTCTGTTGAATGAGGGTCTTTCGGGGCGGGGGCTGGGCCTTTTTGGGAGTGGGGGTAAGTGGGGGTCCCCTCTGTAGCGTTGTCCCACTTCAACCCCACTTTTTAGGCCTACCCCACTTCCAGACCAAAAATTTTTTCTATCCCCCTAATTAAAGTAAAGACATTGCCGATTTCCCCCCTCCGGTCCTACCCGCGTGGTGGATGCTAGCTCCGTCTCTGCTTCTCTGTCGAGAGCTAAAGGGGGACGGTCGGGGGACAGATGACGGGACCAACAGACAGGGGCCAGAGCGCCTCAGACAGGGGGCGGAGCAGGCAGGGCGAGGAGCGGCTCCCCGCTCTCTGTTGGCGACCCGCTCTCACATTCTTGCGGCCTTCTCTGTAGCGGCCTGCTTTGGACGTCAATCTGCTCCTCTGCTAGCTGAGACAGGAAGCCGATGTTCACTATGGTCTTCGACTCCTTGTCTCCTTGGTCTAGGCCCAAGGTCTGTCTGGCTACAGAGTTGAGGGAAGAGATATCTTTGGCCTTGGACAGAAGCTGAGGGCCGTTCATCTTCGCTACTGAGTCCGCAAAGACTAGGGAGGCCCTTGCCATCTTCTCTCTGTAGCTCTTACCCTGCTCGACTAGCTTAGAGACGGCGGCATTGGTCGCCGATTCGAATCTCGCCTGTGCCGCCTCATGGAGGGCGTCTATCTCCCTAGCCCACCCCTCCCTGCTGAACCTAGCTGTGAGGGTCTGCACCCCGCACCCCATGTCCGCCGCTATGTCTGCATAGGTGTCGCCACGGGCACGGCGAATCCTAGCCAACATCCAATCGATTGAATCAGTAAAGGTATCGGTCCCCGACTTCATTCGCTTCTTCGTCGCATAGCTCCTCTTCTTCTTCTTAGCCGGAGGCGATTCAGGATCAGGGGACTCAGGAGAATCAGGCGTGCTAGCACTGCTAGCAACTTCAGACCCGGCAGCCTCCGGGTCAATCGCCGGGTCAATCGCCGGGTCTTCCGGGGGAAGCGCTGGGTCACTGTTGTGGAGCGCTAGCACAGTATCGAGAAACTCTTCTGACGGTTGGTCGTTCTGTTCCATTCGATCAAAGGACGCTAGCAGCAAATCACTGATTTGCAAGAGGTTTGTGATACCTGCTAGCAGGTTGGGGATAAGTCGCTGTATGGAAAACATCAACACCACAATCAACCTCACAGCAACTGAACTCAGCGCTCTCTCTGTTAAAGAGCTTCGCAAGCTCGCCAACGAACAGAGCCTCGGGTCCGGAGGCTGGAGGGCCACCGCAACCAAGGACGCTCTCGTCACCGCGCTCTCGACCGGACAGGTTCCCGCTTCGCCGACGAACTCGGCTGCTAGCGCGGCAACTCTCGCCGATGCCATCGAACGTGTGATTTCCTCGGTCACACCTTCGCTCGACGAAGACCGTGTCCGCGAACTGATCGCGGAGATCGTCCCCACAATCGACTCCAACCGCCCCCGAGAGATTGAGGTCATCCGCCTCGACACCTCCAAGGTCAACGTGGGTCGCCAGCACTACCTGTTCGCACAGCTTCTTCAGTGGGCTGCTCTCCGGATTCCGGTCATGCTCGTCGGCCCCGCTGGCTCTGGCAAATCGACCGCCGCTGAATTTATCGCCAAAGCGCTCACTCTGGAATTCTACCCGATGAGCGTGACGAACCAGACGAGCAAGTCCGATCTGATTGGCTACAAAGACGCGACCGGAAACTACCATCCTAGCATCTTCCGCCGCGCCTTCGAATTCGGTGGGGTCTTCAACCTCGACGAGGTGGACAAGGGTAACGCGAACGTCCTCGCCGTGCTGAACTCGGCCTCGGCGAACGGTTACTGCTCGTTCCCCGACCGTGTCGTGCAAGCGCACCCCGACTTCGTCTTCATCGCCGCTGGCAACACCTACGGCCTCGGGCGGAACGCTCAGTTCGTCGGCTCCAATCAACTCGACGCCGCTACGCTCAACCGTTTCGCCACTCTGTCGTGGGGTTACGACGAGTCGCTGGAGAGCGAAATCACCGCGCCGTTCGGTCAGACCGATTGGGTTCGGTTCGTCCAGAAGGTCCGCTCTGTCGTGGATTCGCTGGGCATCCGCCACATCGTCTCGCCCCGCGCTAGCATCCAAGGTTCACAGGCCCTCGCTGCGGGAATCGACCGCCATGACGTCGAGTCCGCCGTGCTCTGGAAAGGCCTCGACTCCGCTTCAGTGGAGAAGGTCCGCCAGAACCTCATCGCCGCCTAACCGGATTGGCACAGGGTCCGACCCCCTGTGCTAGCACCTCAACCAACTCTGAAACTCTGAAAACCTCTGTGGATAAGAACCCGATGAAAACCAGCACCACCTTCGAAACCGATCACACGCTCGTCCGATTCCCTTCGTTCGCCGACTACGTGGCCGCATCTGAGGCCCCGAACCCGAGTTCCGAAATCGGCAACCATTTCGGCAAGGGCAACGAGTGGGCGGGATACGCGACCCTCACCCAAGCCCGAGACCTCATGTCCTCCGGTTGGGAAGAAGGCGCGGCCCGAGTCCGCTCAATCTCCGACCGTGTCAAGCAAGCCATCCCCGATGCCGTGCTCAGCGCCTTCCGCCCCGAACAGGTTTGGGACGTCACAGGCGAGCAACTCGACGTGGGTCGCTTTCTCGACGGCGAGCCCGAGTGCTTCATGGACGAGGTGGTCCCCGATCGTTCCGAGCAAATCGACGGCAACGGCATTGTCCGCATCACGATCAACCTGTGGGCCTCTGCTGGAATCTCGCCCGACGAACTCCGGACGCGAGGCGTCTTCGTCGCAGCACTGGCGGACGTGCTGGAATCGATCGGCTACCGCGCTCAGATCGACGGCTACGTTGCTAGCGCCACCCATCACGACGTCAAAGGCAAGATGCTCAAGCGTCCGCTCGTCATCGCGTTCCCGATCAAACGCCCCGACGAGGCTCTGGAAATCGACCGCCTGTCGTTCGTGCTAGCTCACGCCGCCTCGCTTCGCCAGATCGGTTTCCATGTCATGGACGTTGTCGGGTCTCGCGCCAAATACTACGGCTCGCCCTGCACCTTGCCCAAAGTTTACGAGGGCCACGTTCCGGTCAACGCCCTGCACTTCCGTGACCTCACCGACAAGGATACGGCCAAGCAAATCCTCGACCAACTCAAACAGCTTGGGGTGGACCTCGACACCGACGACCTCTTCGAATCCAACGACGAGTGCTTCTGAGGAATCCGGTGCGGGGTCCGATCCCCCGCGCCCCCGCTGATACACGCGCAACCCCTGTGGATAAGACTGAGACCATGAACATATTCATCCCCATGCTTTTCTTCGTGATCATTCCCGCCGCTGGAGCGATCGCCATTCTCATCGCCGACCATTACCGCAACGACTAACAACATGACCGCCGAACCCACACTTCAAATCCGTCACGACCACCCCTCGCTTCGCCCGACCTTGGAAGAGGCTCAGCAATATGTCGGGGGGCTCGTCGAAATAGCTCCGGTCTACAACTCCGAATACCGTGACGCACAGCTTCTGGTCAACGAGGAGGGCCTCGTCCACGACCTACCACCCAACGTCCTCGCTAGCATCTTCGCAGGTTACGAGATTCGCGGCAACGCCATGATCCTCTTGGGCGCGGCCAGATGGGATTGACCATGAACTCTTTCACCCGCTTCGAATCTCTGACCAGCACTGTGCGTGATATCTTCGAAACCCCTGTGGATAAGACTACGATGAAAAACCAATTCAGCCGCAAACATTACGAGGCGATCGCCTCCGCTCTCGCCAACCGCATCGCCCTTGAGGGCGCTCAGTCACCCGCCGCTGGCGGCATTCGCCTCGCCGCTCTCGACCTGTCCTACGTCTTCGCCGCCGATAATCCGCGCTTTGACCGTGGCCGATTCCTGTCCTCCGCTGGCGCAATCGACACGACCTTCCGACCGTTTCGCCGCCCCGAGCCCGACAACGGCCAGCGCACCCCCCGCTTCAGTGCGCTTCAGCCTTCCGGATCGCCCTTCGCTCGTTCTTATTGACCGACTGCCATCAACCCGCATATACCAATCATCACCTTGCCATCTATGAATCTCGATCTTCTCCAGTCCGTGCTTGAGGCGTTCGTTTTCCTCACCGTGCTCATCGCTACTGCGATTGCGCTATGGCCCGAACCCGCCGTCGAACCCGAACCCGAGCATGATAGTCCGTTCGACGACTTCGATACTCAGCCTCAGTGCGAGGAGTTTTACGCCGACTAGTAAGCAACCTTCCATACACCAACACCAACCAACACACCAACAACCATGCCCGAAACCATCGAACCCAACGCCGTCCTTCCTACGATTGACGGACCACTCAAGCTGAGCCAGCAACACGTGGCGTTCCTCGCCGTGCTAGCTGCTCTCAGCGGCGACCCGAGCGAGGCTTTGCAATTTGCACAGACCGAGCCCGACTACTTCATTTCACAGTCCAACGACTGGGCGGCGGAACAGGAGGTGTCGCTTTGAGAAACGGACCCTTCACTCTTGACGAGGTCTTCGACCGGATCGCCGAAATCCTCGACCTCCCCGAGGAAACGAACGACCTCTTCAATGCGTTTCTAGACGAGGCTCCCTGCGGCGAGGAAGAGGACGAGAGTCCACTTCTTGATATCCTCCCGAACGCAGAGCAAGTCGAGGACGGCTTCGTCTATCGCGTCTCAGTCAATGAATCGGAAAGCGGCAACACGCTAGCAAGCGCCGTCTTCCAAACAGAGGAGCAGGGCCAGCAAGCCATCGACCTTCTCCTTCTTCTCCAAGAACTCAACGAACACGGACTGCACTAAACTTATGATACCACTGCACAACACAGTAATGGGCCAGCGATTGATTGAGGGCACGTTGCCCGACATCGCTCGCGAACTGAAAGCGCTCAACGTGAACATGAATCGGATTGCAGAAGCGTTCGAAAAGAAAGAGGTCTTTTCTTCTTCGTCCTCTTCTAGCTCTTCGGTGACTACCGTGGCGACCTGTCCGCCACCTCCGGTTTGTCCGGTTCCGGAAGGGACCTGTCCGGTCTGCGTAGTTGAAGCGCTTGTCGAACACTTCGAAAGCATACATGGCGAGGGCGCTTGCGATTGTCGCCCCGAACCCGAGAACGAGGGATACACCTGCCCGATCTGTATCGCTCGCCTGTTTATTGACGAGAACGATGGGAGGGAACACTGATGGAACCCAAAGAAGTCACAGAGCTAGAACGTGCGCGTCAGATGAATCACCGCCACATCAACCTCACGTTCCGCACCGAGATTACCACCGACGACATACCGGACGCCGCGCTGTTGGGATACCTCAAGAAGCGTTCGCTGTCCGAACTGTCGCAACGCCGCACCGAGATCATCGACGACGAAGGGAGGGGACAATGATGCTAGCAGACTTTGACCCCAAACCTTTCGTGGGGTGGGCGCGGAACATGGCATCCATCCTCAAGGACGGCGGCACGTGGGCTGTGCCTATGAACCAAACAGCGTATCGCTTCGACCACAAAGCCAAGCAACTTGTCTTGGTCTATGGTCCGGAGGACGAGTTGTTTGAAAAGACCCGCTCTGTCTTTTCCGAAATTGGCTACACCGTCATCGCCGATCCCGACCGTCCTTTGGGCGGCGAGTGTCCTGCGACCATCTTCTCCATCTGACCACCATGCACCTCTCCGAGTTACCCGACCAGACCACCCCGCTTTGCCTCTTGTATCACAACGGCACGGTCAACATGGTCAATGACCGAGAGGACACGATGGAGATTTCTCCGGTCCAGACCCTAGCTGTGGCCCAACTTATGGACCGCGATAACCTTTGGGAAAGTTTCCGAGCGAACGACAGCTTCATGCAGTTGTTCCGCTTTGTCTTTCCGGAGGAACATATCGCCCCCGAACGCAAAGCTAGCACCGGAGTGCGGCACGTGTCGGGCATGATAGTCCTGTTGGCCGCAGCTAGGCGGGATCGGCTCCGCGCTTTTCTCCGTTTCCCCGAATCCTATTTACACCCCAAGGCACAGTTAGGACTGGCCGACATGATGATAAGCCTGTCGAAACCAAGCTGTTGCTGATTTCTAAAACTCCCTGTGGATAAGACTACGATGAACGCTGAATTTACACCCACCGCTTGCGATAAGGAGAGTTATTACATCACCGTGGGCGACTACGTTGCCCACAACCGGAAGCTTTATCGCGTTGTCCGCATATTCGAAGACCCGAGTATCGAACCTCCCGCTGGTAATACCTTTCTAGAACTTATCAGCATCAAAAACCTTTCTATCTTGGTCGTCCGTGACAACACCGTCGAAGTGCTGGAATGACATGAAGCGCCACTACCTTGTTCACACTCGCGGCCACTCCTATGCGTTCACCGCAGAAGAAGGCAAAGAGCTACAGCTTCCCCCTCGTTTGCGGAAGCGGGTCGCCGCTCACCTCAAAATTCACGATATGCTTTTGGATGAATCGGTAACGATTTTCCAAGGCAGCACCGGAATCGTTCTTCAACGAGTCCGCCCCGATTGGAGTCACGCTTATGAAAATTAAAATCAACACAACCGTTGACGTCGATCCGGTGAAGTGGGTTTTGAACCGCTACGGAACGACCGTGAAGTCCGACCGCAATGTCCAGTGCCGGAAGCTAGCAGAGGAGATTCGTGAAGGCTGCTTGCGAGCCATCGATGAATATTTAGAGCAATACGACCCAAGCAAATGAAAACTCAACTCACCCAAGAAGAGGTATCCACCCTCCAAACGGAACACCAAGAAATGTTCGTCGCGTTGCTAGAAGCTGTGTCGGCTCTCGACCGGATCGATGAGTTGCTGTTGGAACAAACCAACAGCCCCCGCGAATGCGCCCTTGGCGAAGTGAGTCGTGGCCTCGCTGTGATTTGCCGCGTAGCCGCTCGTCACCGCGACTCCGTTTACCGCCACACCATAAGTCGTTTGGAATCAAGGGGTTCGTGATACTTTGATTTGCCCTGTGGATAAGTAACTGTCAGCACACCAACCATCAACCAACACATCAACAACCATGCCTAAAAAATCCGCCTCCGAAATCGCCGCTGAGAATCTTGAGAAAGACCTCACGTCGAAATACCCGACTCCGAAGATCGTTGCCGAGTTGATCGAAAAGGAATTCATCGCGGCCCCTTCGTTGTCCCGCATCGTGACGCAGTTGGCTTATTACGCCTTCCGCGACACGTCTGACAAGGAACGCACCGTGAAAGCGTTCAGTGACCTCATTCACTTCTGTGAAATGGCTGAGGATCAAGTCAAAGAGGGTCTCACAGCCATCGGCATTCTCAATGGCTTGGCCGAAGACTTGGTTGACACGGCAACAAAGCGGGAGGCCAACCCCTTTGCGGGGGTGAACTGATCCCGCTGCGGCGGAGTCGTCCGGTGGTTTTATGTCCCACTGGTTCTCCACGACTCCGCCGCCCAACTTTCAAAATCCAACTAACCACTAACTAACCTAGCACCATGCCACTAACTAAAACTGAACTGACAAAACGCCGCCTTGAATTCTACCGAGGATACGAAGCGGATCGTGAAGAAGAAGTCGCCACGCTCAAACGTGGGCAAGACGAACTGATTAACCTCATTCGCGCTCTTGTCCTCGTTTCCCGCCGCGACGAAACGATCAACAACATCATTAAAGAACGCGAGTCGTTTGTGGATCACTCTTACGACTCCGAATGTGAGGAATACGAAAAGAAGAACAACTAACTAACTAACCTAGCACCATGTCAACTACCGAACACAGCCACGCAATCGTGGAATCCAGCACACCCTCGACCGCCAGCATCGATCTTTCGACGCTAACCGTTGCGGGTCTCCGCAAGCTCGCTTCTAATCGCGGGATTGGAACGGGTGGGTGGCGGGTCTCCGCGACTCGCGACCAACTCATCAACGCGATCACCCTTGGTCACGTCCCGACCCCCACGCCCGTTGCTCCGGCTCCGGCCTCCGTTGCTCCTGCTCCTGCTCCGGTCGCCCCGAGCGCTAGCACCGTGGTCTCACCTGCGATCCAACCGTCCCGACCCGCACCCGTGCTGGTTTATCCGGACGTCGATCCTAGCTTCGTCGTTTCCAAGGAGGTTGCCGAACTCGTCGATGTCGTTCTGCAAATCCCCAACGGCAAGATTCGCAACGTCCTTGTCACCGGACCTGCGGGTTGCGGCAAGACTGAGCTAGCACGTTTCTCTGCGGCTACGGGCAAAGCTCCGTTCTTTGAGTTTTCCATGCCGCTGTATCGTGAACCTCTCGACCTCTTCGGCGAGAAGTGCGTAGCGGACGGCAAGACGTTCTTCCTGCCTAGCTTGTTCATCCAAGCTTTGGAAACACCTCACGCTGTTATCCTCCTCGACGAGGTTAACCGTGTTGCTCCGCTCCTCGCCAACGGTCTGCTTCCGTTGCTCGACCACCGCAAGGAGGTTTATGTGGAAGGCCTTAACCGGATCGTCCGTGTTGCCGAGAACGTCACGTTCTTCGCCACGGCGAACATCGGCGTCGAATACACCGGAACATTCCGCCTCGACTCCGCTCTGGCCTCGCGCTTCCCGTATCGCATTGAGGTGACCTACCTCGACCGCGAGTCCGAATCCAAGTTGCTTGCCGAGCGTTGCGGGATTACCCCCGAGGATGCTCAGATGCTAGCAACCGTGGCCGAGACGATCCGCGCCAAATCCGCCGACTTCGGTGGAACCCTGTCGCACTCAGTCTCGACCCGCGAACTCATCGGCGCGGGGTGGCTGGTCGCTGGCGGTCTGCCTACGGGCAAGGCCCTCACGCACACCATTGTCCCCACCTTCGATCCCGAGGGTGCGGAGTCTTCGGAACGGGCACAAGTCCTTCAAACTGTTCAGCTTGTCTGTGGTCTCTGATACCAGATAGCAACCTGTGGATAAGTAACTGAACAGAACTTTCCATCCACCCCTCGCCGGAAGGGGTAAAGCTCCCAACAGAGCATCCGGCCAACTTTCCAAAAACACCAACCAACAACTGACCATGTCTCAATATTCATCATTCGCCGATTACCACCGTCAACGTGCGGCTAGCTCCGGTGCAGCTATGAAGCGCCGTGCCTCTACTTGGTTCTACGAAGAGAAGACTGAGGACCGTAGCGACCGTAGCTGGAAGAACTACGAAGATGACGAACTCTTCGATGCCGAGGCCTACGATGGTTCCAAGTATTCAGCCTCCGCTTCCCTTGGCCGCTATTGGGGTAGCTACTCCTCCTACGGGGACTCCGATAAAAAGAAATCCAAGAAGCAGGAGAACTCCGAAAAGCTAGCTCGCTCACTCAAAGCTGTGGCGCGGTCATGCAATGCGATTCGGTCTACCGTTGGGCGCGGCAAAGACCTTTCCCTCAAGGTGAAATGGAGCAGTGGCTTTGACGGTAACAACGTCCGTCAGAATGACGTGATAGTGCTTTCGCCCGATACGATCTTACAGACCAAGGTCAAAGAGAACTGGGACGAAGGCAAACGCTCTGACGCTCTCGTTGGTGACGCACTTACCGCCGCCGCTCAGAAACGCACGATCACTCCCTCTGTTGTGGCGGAAGCTGTATTGGCCTCCCAAACCGACCCCGATGCCGAGACTGCCCGACTACTGTGGTCCGCTGTCGAGACGGACGTTGCCCAATCCGCCCTGCTTAACGACTACCGTGGCGCGGCTGTTTACTTTGCTGCTAGCAACGCGTTCCACTCTTCCGACGAATACCGGACAGTCGTGGAAAACTCTTTCACGGACGGTCAAACCCGCAAGTCTGATGCCGCTACCGTGGCGCTGGCTTGGAACATCCTCCACCAGAAAAAGCTAGAGCTTCCGGAGGACGTTAGAGAACTCACTGCTACTGCGATGCGTGAATTCGCAAAAGCCAAGACGTGTCGCGATCGTTGGAACGCTTCTCTTCGCGCCGTCAAACTTCTCCGCTCGCTTGATCCCGAGCAACCTCCGCAGGAGAACCCGCCCTCCCCACCCGAGGAAGAAAGCGCAAACCAAAACCCCAACGGGGAGGGCGGGGATGCGGAGCAGGATGCTTCCGAGGAAACTAGCGTAGTTAAAAATGGCGCTGGGCAGATTGGTATGTCCGATCTCCTTGGCGACCTCGTTGAGAACACAACAGGTCCGGTTCAATCGAACACCCAAGACGTGGAAGAGATTGCCGAGGAAGACGAGTCGTCCCTCAACTCCCGAAACACCATCGACGATGAGTCTAGGCACACCCGTTTGCACGACCACCAACAACTAAACGGTTGCCGCTCTGCGGTTGTGGCCCCCGCAACCAAGGCCCTGCTAGCAGGTTACAACGGGTTGGTTCGCCGCCTTTCCGGCTTGGCCGATTTGTTCTCTACCGTCAACACAGTCGAATCCTACGGTCGCCGTTCCGGTGTGCTTGACGATGCCAAGCTGTGGTCCGTTCCGTCCGGTGAAACAAACGTCTTCATCCGCCGAGACGAGACAGGCGAAAAACGGGAGGTTTCAATCGCTGTGCTTGTCGATCTTTCCGGTTCGACCGGATGCCAGATAGACACGTCTTTCGGCGGTTTCGCCGACTTTAGAGAAAGTGTATCGTTCGAAGAGCGTGTAAAGCGCCTTAACAAAACGGATGAGGACTATCCGCAACACGTTCCGATTTCCGTTCATCTTAAACGGGCGGCGTCCATCTTAACTGAGGCTCTCCGTGCTTCTGATACCAACACTGGCGTCCGCATTCAAACTTACGGACATTATTGTGGGCACGTCGAGTATTACGGCCAGACCGCCAACTTGGTTCAAGGCGACAACGGTGGCGGGACCGACGAAGCAGGTGCGCTAGCACGGACTGTCAAACACTTTACCGAAAGCGACACTCGCGATTGCCGTAAGATCGTAATCTGCATTGGGGATGGTGAGACTGATTCAGCACACCTCCGCAAGATCGTTGATGCGTCTGCCAAGCTAGGCGTCGAAGTCTATTCCATTCTTGTAGCGCATCACGAAGGGCGCATCAAACAGCACGGCGAAGTTGCCTTCGGCAAGGGCCGCTTCTGCGGTCTGTCGATTGATACCGCGAAAAACCTTCCGACTGTCCTCACTTCGTTCGTCACCCGCATCCTTTCGAAAGCCCGTTAACCACTAACCAAGAATCCGATACCAACAAATCGTCCGTGGATAAGTATTGTATGGAAACACCCACAACAACAGCCCCCGTCAACCGCACCCGAATCCCCAGCCTCGTCAACCGAGCCGCTCTACGAAAGCTGCTCCTCGACATTGCGGCTGAGGAGAAGGGCCACTTGCCGTCCTGCTATCACCTCAAGCGTGTAGCAGATTCTGTCTTCGACGAGGCCGAGGCCGCGCTCCGGACCTTCGCCCGTAACAAGGTCCGCTCCGTTAGAAAGGGAAAGACCATCCAGTAACCCCTTTTGACAGGGAGAGGAATTGCGGCGGCGTTTGGTTCTTTGCGCTGGTTATTTTCATTCTCCTGCTCCGTAACCGCGTAAAAGCGGAGCGCCCTGTCAACCCCTTGACTTTCACCTACCAATATGCAACCATCATACACCTACACCGTGACCTATAAAAACTTACCGTGCTGGCATCCGGTTCGCCAAATGCACCGGAACCCCTCGTTCGATCGTGAGAACGACTGGCTCTTCGACCTGTTCTCCCGCCGCCGTCCCTTGTCTCTCTGGCAACGGCTCAAAGCCTTTGTCGCGAGGGAGTTAGCTCCGGTCTCTGATCACCTTAAACGGACTGTGGATAAGTAACCGTATGCAAACGTTCCTACCTTATCCCAACTTTCACGACTCTGCCCGAGTCCTCGACAATCGGCGTTTAGGCAAGCAACGGGTTGAGACGCTTCAGATTCTCAAAGCTCTCAGCCTCCCCACTTACGGTTGGCAAAACCACCCCGCTGTCAAAATGTGGCGCGGCTTTGAGCGGGGGCTCGCCGTCTACGGCGTAGTGATCTGCAACGAGTGGCTTCGGCGTGGTTTCAACGACACCTGCCTCGACAAGATTCGTCTGTATCTCAACGTGCATCCGACTGGGGGCACGATCCCGCCGTGGATCGACGACGAACAATTCTGTCGGTCTCACCAATCCAATCTCATCCGAAAGGATCGCGCTCACTACGCCCCTTTCTTCCCCAACGTTCCGGACAACCTCCCGTATGTCTGGCCCAACTGATCTATGAAACAACGCAACTACAAAAAGGAATACCAACAGTTCCATGCAAAGCCCGAGCAAAAGCAAAACCGCGCTCAGCGTAATGCGGCTCGCGCAAAGATGGCCGCTGCTGGCCGAGTCCACAAAGGGGACGGCAAAGACGTCCATCACGTCAAAGGCATGAGCAACAAAGCTAGCAACCTTCGGGTCATGTCTGCCTCCCGTAACCGCTCAATCAAATAACCACCAACACCAACACCAAACCTATGCGAACCATCCAAAGAAGTAATCCACTACAAGACCACGACAACTCAGAAGACACCGTCTCAATCATGGCCGAAGTCCTCGTATCCGAAAACGTGCGTTCCAAGCATTCACCCCGTCCGGTGATGGAGCGTGTCGTCCGTGCGATGCAGGGGGACGCTGGCGACGATCTCTCCGAGGAACAGCACAAGCGATTCGACCTATCCCGCAGGGTAGCGAAGTTCACCGTGAGCCGATTCGAATTGGAAAGCGGCTCAATCTTCGTGCTGATCTTCTTGGACGCTAGCGGCGTGTTCGTGGCGACGCTGAAGGACCTCGAAGACATTCTTCGTGCCGATGCTAGCAAGCCACACCCGTTCGACTTGTCAGCCAATAGGGTCGTCATTCGATCCCTTATCCCGCTCCGTGAAGGCGAGGCCTTGGACATTTCAATGACCCCCGAGGATGCGGAGAACGACAAAGCAATGCAGCACGTGCTTCGTCTCGCGACTGTTCTCAGTCCGAGTGATGTCGTCAAACCGGAGCTTAACTAATGACTACCATAGTACAGCTAATCATAGGGGGCGGCATTCTCTTCATGCTCTTCTGCGTGGTCGGACTTGTCGTCGAAATGAATCGACTCCGAGCCAAAGCGCGAAGCGCCGAGGAAGACGCTGCGTTTTACCGCAAGTGGTTGAACCGCGCTTTGTTCAGAGACAGGGAGGACTTGTTTGTATGACTACTCCCTATTCTTTTGATCAAGTCCGGATTCTTTCGGAGTCGTTGGGTCGTAGTCCTTTATCGTGGGGCAATGATGCAAGTTCCTTGCGCCATCGCTCTGCGGTTGCTGCTGCCCGTTTATCCGACGAAAGCTTATTGCAGATATTCGACGAGATTCAGCTACATACGAAGGCTCTTTGTAAAGAGCTTCCCGTTCTTCGATCTTTTGCGGGTCGTTGGATACTAGAGTCGGAAGACGAGTATTATGATAGTGAGTTTGTCCGCGCTCCGTATCGCTCCGTTGTGTCGGTGCTAGCTGAAGGTGGATTGCCGCTATTCACCTCGTTGTTTGACCTCGAAACCCAAGAGGACTGTTCCGTTTTGCAGGAGTATTTCACTGACGTCGTCAGAGTTGAGTGGGAGTTCGCTCAACTGCTGATGGACAAACCCGAGCATCTTGAGTCCTACAAAAGTCAGCTTCGCGAGGCTTATAGCCGGATCGTGGATCAGATGAAGAAGGACTTCCCGTATTTGCCGTGGTCGAGCCGCCTCCAAGTTGGAGACGCTCTAGCGGCCTAACCAACAAACAAACAAAACTAAGTATGGAAACAGCAAATGAGTTCGATAAATCCGTGACTCTGATAACGGATGAAAAGGAATACCATGCGTGGCGTCTCAAAATCGCCGCTGCTATGGGGCAGGGCCTTCTGGCGTCGCAAGACAAAGAGGGCTGGAATCTGGCGCGTCTGGCGTTTGTTAGCCTTCAAGCGGCTGACGCTATGCTGGAGATTGCCAGTAAACCGTTGCCCAAGCCGACTACCCGTCCTAGACAGGACGATATGAGCCCTGTTGAGCTTCAAGTGCTCGACGAAAATGGGGTGTCTGAGGGTCGCTCTTCGGACTAAAATAAATTTCTAACAGGCTCTGGCGGATACATCTCCGTTCAACCTGTTGGCTCGCCCCCCTCAAGGGGGGTGTGATGTCGGTGCTGCCAGAAGCACGGAAATATAGGGTGGGGAGTCTGGCCTCCCCGCAAACATGGAGCGGGGCCGTTAACATTGTCAGTGCGATCGGCCCCGCTCTCTTTTTCTATGAAGCCTTTTGAAGCGTGTTTATTCAAACGTGGTTACGACACCGAGGCCGAAGCGTTGCAGAACGGGATGGAAGTATACTTTTGCTTGTATTGCTGTAAGTTCCATTCCCGTATGTCCCTAGCCAACAAACGCAAAGAAAACCGATTCGCGCATAGAGAGCGCTTCTTTGCTTGTGCTAAGCGTCGCAGGGCTGCTAGCTGATGGACATTATTCGTGAGACCGTCGCCTCGTTGGACCGCCAAGACTTGGAGAACAAAGACTGGGCGCGGTTTCTCGTTCGTTCGATTCCGGAGGATACGGGGGGCGCGATGTCCCGACTATTCAAGTCCGTGCGTCCCTCTGTTGCGTTTTCCATCAACTCAGAAACGGGCAAGCCTACCTTGAAGCTAGGGATTACCGCCTCAGTGCGTTGGTGAATTTAGCGAGCGTGGCAGGATTCCATACCTGCAACTTTCTGGTTGTGCCCATTGCGTCTAGTTCCGCCACACGCTCAAAGTAAGAAGGGGGGTGGGGGCTGGGGTTTCACCATATCTGCGCCCTCAGTCATACGCCGAGAGTAATCGCACCCCCACCATTAAGTATTAAGGCTCTGGCGCTACTTCTTGCGGCCCCGTTGTTGGGGGCTCTGCTAGCACGTCCGTAGTCAAATCCTCTACGTAAAAGTCGAATATTGTTCGCATCCGGACAATGTCTCGTTCCCCACTACCTTGAGTCCGTCGTTCGTCAAACTCTTTACCGACACCCATTTTACGGGGCCAGTCCTCAGGAGGCTTAGCCATGAACGCCGCGTGTAGCGCCTCTGTAATTGCAAAATAGACTTTTCGGATATCTCCCGTTGCCGCACTTACTTCGCTGGCTTGTAGCTTGGGGAGACTGCTAAGGGGGATGAATAAGCCTGTCGTCGGGGACCCAGAAACTGTTGCAGTAACAACATCTATGCCTGCAATCCACGCTTGCGGTATCTTATTAAATGCCATTGGCTCTTTAAGCGTCCTCCGGCGCGACTTCAGCGGCGTCTATGAAAGTCTCGAACGAGAAATTGTAGGCTCTGTCAATTTGGTTGACGTTTGCGCTCGTCTGTCTCCGCATTTCCATTCGTGCCGGAAGCTGGTTTGGTAATTTCGAGCGATAGGAATCATACATTGCCTCAGCCAGTGCGTAGAAAACTTTGCGAACATCCGCATTAGGCCCCTGCACTTCTTCAGCGGTTAGCATAGGAATGCTAGAGAGCGGAATACATAACCACTGTTCGTCGTTTGGCATAAGGCTTATGGAACGGTCACACCCATGAGGACCCCGTTAGTGAAGCGCAGCGTATTGGTGACGTTGCTTGGTCGGAGAACTGTGATGTTAGTAGTAAGCCCCCCGCCGATACCTAAGTTATTCAGAGTATTTGTTCTAACAGCGTTGTTAATAAATTCGATGCCTTTCGTGCCAACTATAGTAAAGGAGTTGCTGAACACATAAGCAACGTCAGTATTATAAACCTCAAACACCATTCGGTCAGGACCTTGCATTCTCCAGATTCTATGATTCGTGCTTCCGATGTTAACTCCGGAAAAGAAAGGTGTATCATTCGTGCCGAGTCCTAAATTATCTCTAGTCGTGTGTAGGACCGTGTTAGTGGACGCAAACCCGTCACCGAATACGAGAGGGACATACGTGGTAAATTCGTTGTCTCCTACTCGAAACTTAGTGTTGTTGTTGTGGATGTAAGTCAAATCACCGCTGTTCTCTCCCGGCCACCCAAAACCATAATTAAGGGGGTTTTCAAGATACCAAGCAGAAATAGTGTGGCCGATCGAGTATTCGTTTGCGAAGTAAGTTTGAGCTACCCTCACTGTACTGACGTGAATGTCGGTAGTGCCAGTGCCGTTTGTAAGAAAGGCGGTATACTGTGCGGGGTCTACCCACTCAGTACCGCTTTCCCACTCGTTCACGCTAAGAAGTTTGTTAGCATTCCCGCTAAGCGACGGTACTTCATCGGGTGGAACGGGCACATCAACCCACCCAACGTCGGAGCCTACAACTCCCAGCAACTTGTTATTGTTGCCACTCAATGACGGCAATATGAGCGCACGTGCCTCTTGCAGCGTCCAGTTTGTGAGGCCGTCACCGACGTTGCCTATGATGTAAGTTTCGAACCAAGTGTCGTTTAGTGTGGTCTTAGTGAAATTACCTGCTTGGCTCGCTCCGACAATGAGGCTTCCCCCTAAGAGGTTTGTACTACCACCCACATTGACGGTAAGTTCAGGTAACGCGCCGTCTTTGTCTTTATGAACAACCTCACCCCAGTCTGTGCGGTTTGTGCCGTACTTCACTAAGAGTCGCTGTCCGTCTATTCCAAGAGAGCCTATATAGCCTGTTGGCGACCAAGGGTCTGACTGTGGGCTGATCTCGGACGGGAAAAGCCATATACCAAAACGTAAGTCCGGTTCGTCCCAGTCGTTGTCCACGACGAAAGGGGCTACTGAGCCCCCGTTGGTCCCCAATGGAAATGGCGGGATTCGCACATGAAAACGGTGCTCGGGGGCGTTGACATTGAACCCCGCTTTGCCGTCAGCTTTTACAACAAAGCGTGTTGTAATATTTACCTGTTCGCCGTCTTCTTCATCGTACAAGGGGACGCCAGATGACGCCTTCACCAAATAGCCGTCGTTAACTGGCGCTGTGGAGTGAGACAGGTTAACAAAGAGGCCCTTACCGGATGGGTGGGTATGCTCAAGACGGGCAGTGTGAAGCCCTCCTGTGTCCTCCTTAACGTTGAATGCGGAGCCCGCCCACAAAGGGTCGTTGATGGTTAGCCTGCCGCCGAGCACAGTGTTTCCGTTAACGTTTAGTGATTTAACCTTAGTGTCATTCAAAAAGGCCTTTGGCCCCCAATAGTACACCTCGTTCGTCGGCCACGTGCCCCAAACCAACTCGTTCGTGAGTTCCGGAGCTTTTATGCTAGCTGTATTCGGCATGAGTAGATTGTCCGAAATACGCGTGTCTCCCGCGACATGAAGCGTGTGCTGGGGAGACGAAATGTTAATGCCTACTTTCCCGTCTGCTAGGACAATGAAACGGGACACGGCGGTGTTGGTGTTGGTGTTAGCTCCCCCGTCCTTGGAAGTGGCGTGAAATAAAATCGAACCGGGGTTGTTGTTGTTAATCATCGAGACCAAAAGGCCTCTCGTTCCGACGTTCGTGTTGGTGTTATACACCAAAAGGGAATGCGGCGGGAGCCCGTATTCTTGAAAGAGCATTGATTGCGGGGACGGAGAAATGGTGACGGAATTCGTGAACTTCAACGAGTTAAAGTTCGTGCCCATCGGCGCTACTACGGTTCCGTTGGTTGGGAAAAACGAAAGGGTACGTAGTGACGTTCCGTAGGTCCCAAATTGTGCGTGTGATAGTTGCGTTGTGGCAAACATAGCCGCTGCTCCTATGATGGCTGATGCGATTTTCATGGGTTACCTTGAGGCGGTGGGTTGGGGTTATCGGGCGCAGGTGCTAAAAGTGCCGTTCCTAGTGTTCCGTCGTTGTTAACGACTAGCTCCCATATCCCCCCGTCCTGAGCGATTAACTGAAGGGAGTTCAACGGAAAGTCTCCTAGTTCATTTGTTGAGTACAGGGAAAGACCCGCGATCCACGTGCTCGGCGCTGGATTGAATGGCATGGATCACAGCACGTTGCGCCAACGCAGCATGGCAAGGCTCAATTCAATCCCCAGATTGATCCACGAATCCCCAATGTTGGAGGGCAACGCTTCTCGCATTGCCGCAAACGCCGCGTTTCTTTTCGTGGAGTTGGAAACTTTTCTCTCGCTTTGCGCGGTGACCGCAGAAACTCCAAACAGAATAAGCTCCGAGATGAGGCCCCAATTCTTCGTGATAAAGCGAATGACCGTGAAAAAGTTCATTTGGCTTTGTCAGTTACCGCAGCGGCTGTTTTGACTAGCACAACCCCGTCAACTTTGAGGGATGCGCCAGCGTCGTTTAGCACAGTTTGGATTTGCTTCCCGTATGTTTTGAGAATCTTCGCCGGAAGCATGGAAACGAGTTCCGAAACCGCTAGAAATGTGAAACCCGCAACAAGCTCTGGGGTGATGAGTTTGTCCGCGTCTGGGATATATTTAGACGCCTGAACTGAAGCGTAAGCTGCTAGCGCGGATATGAGATTGATCGCGAGCGGCCCCCCTTTAGAGAGGAACAGCCTAACAATGAGTGTTTGAATCCAGTCCTTCATTAAGTTGTAACGGAGGACCTTCGGGGTCCCACGTTGTTAAGCCGTCGGCTCGTTGTTCACCTCAAGGCCAGCAGCAATCGTACGAACCACGAAGGTGTAGGTATGGGTGATAGAGTTATCCGCGTTGATAACAGACGAGCGCTGAAGAGTGACTTGGGAAGGACGATCGGCAGCAGGGGTAGCGGTCCACTTAGTATGGATGCCTTCAAGAACGGCGAAGATGATTTTGCGAATGTCGCCCGTGGCCTCGTCTGCTTCCGCGTTGGTAAGCTCAGGGAACGTGACGTCGGTCAGTGCGCCAGCAGTGTTAAAGGTACAAACGTTTCCGGTATGAGAATATCCGGTAAGCCAGTTAGAGGGTGTTTTGTCGAATGCCATATTCGGGGAAGGTATATGCAGGTCGCTGCTAGGTCAACGGGAAAAATCAGTGTTCAAGGAATTTTTTTTCCAACAGTTATCTGGGAACGCCATATCAGATGTTATTCCTTTGGCTAGCACGTCGAGGGGGACGTGAACTTGCGCTTGGTTGGCGCACCCGCAAATACCGCAGTTTAGAAGACCATCATCTTTTGACGTTTTTCTCCGCCCGACTATGGAGGCGATCAACGAGATAATGCTCGTACACCCGGCACACCCGGAAGCCGGGACGTTTTGCGGACACCCGGCGCAGATGCTAGCACGTCTTTCGGCCTCTTCTTGGGAGACAAAATCTGCACGGGTCGTCATCCATTCCTTCAGAACGGCTAAGAAATTCCGCACGTCGCCCACTGTGAGGCTCCGCGTTTTGCCTTTTTCCTTAGGACTTTGGAACGGTTTACAGAACGCCTCCCCGAGATTGTTCTGCTCGCAAATTAAAGACTGAAACACCATCGGCCACATTCGGGGAATTCCTAGTCTGTTTGCGACTCGAAGTTGGGTCGCCTGTTTGAAAACCTCGTTGATATTTATGTGGTTCAAACGAACTCCGGTGTCGGGGTCCGTATAGGTCCAACCTCCTGATGGGACGTCTGTTGTATTGAAGATCGTGAAACGCACGGGCTCGTTGTGGATAAGGTGTTGTGAAGACATTTGTTCAACTCCTTCTATCAACGGCTTGTTTCGTTGCTCGGCGCGTGGTCTCGACATTGGCGTTCTGCTTAATCTGTTTGGGGCTTACCGCTTGTTTTACGCTTCTTATGGCCGTCCCCTTTGGACTCATGGTGTGCGTTGTTCAGATATTACGACACCTTATTTAGCGCATTGCTACCGCTCTTCGCTGTTTCTCGTCAGCCATATCCCCTGCGGCTTTATAGTCTCTTTGGGATAGCCCCATCATGGGGCGCACTCCTGCTGCTCCCATCATTGCGGTTGGGTCTATACCCTTTTCAGTTGCGGCCCCTGCAATCGCTTGCCCTGTTCCCACAAGGGTTGTGGCGGGGTTTAACAGCCCGAATAAAGCACGGTTACCTACGGGCTCTTGCGCCACCTTCTCCATTGTTCTCTGTGTCTCGTTTGGGTTGGCGAGGGCGCTTGCCCCATCTGCTACCAAGTTTGCTGCCTGAACCCAAGGTGCCGCTTTACCGACAGCCCCCGCAACTGATCCAACGTTGGGCAACGCTTTTCCAACAAAATCTTTCGCAAGACCCGCAGCCGACGTTACCGCGTCTGCTGTGTTGACAACTGTATCGATAGCGCTTGAGCCGGAACCAGCGCCACCTACGGACGCGATGTCTTGAGGCACTGTAACGGCTTTCGGAAGCATTTTCTTAATTTTGTCCATAGCGTGAGTGTAATCTAATATAAGGGTTATTCAATCGGCACTTTCAGTCTGCCGTTCGCGATGTCTTTTTGGACTTTGGCTTTGGCGTAGGCGTTGGCATCTGGTCCGAGTTCGCTAGACAGCGCCGTCTGCACGGCATCCCTGTCTTTTTGCGCTGCTGTCGCTAGCTTGCTTGCTAGTTCGTCGGTCACGATTCGGTCTACGTATTCGCCGCGATACTTTTGGAACGCCCTCCATACGTCTGCATATCGTCCAACGGGAATTTGGATAGTCGTGCCGTCCTTTTTCGGAAGGACAATTTCCGTCGTTTTGCTGGGGCCTGTAAGCCTTAGCCCAGCCGTAACGAGTTTGGTATCGGCCTCGTTGAGGGGGCGAGGTTCGATAACCCCAAACCTACGGGTCGTGGCCGTCCACGGGTAATCCTTGATTTCATTCCCACGGTAATCGATCGCCGCTTTGTTGTATCCGAGCGAAAGTGGGACCATCGAATACAGCCACCCTTCAGTGGTCGAGTAATCCAACTTGTTGACCATTCCATCTTCGCCCATTGCGAAAGTGCTTCGAATCCACCGGAGCATACTGGGGTTGGTATATCCGCCGACGATTCCGGAGGTGATCTGTTTAAGCCCGGACTGGGTTTGATTGGGGTCCCCGGTAAAGATTTTGAAGAAGTTGCTAGCACCCGCAAACAGGCTCTTGCTGGTGATTGAACTAAACGCGCCCACCGCTGCCGCCCATGCACGGTCTCCCGCTGTCTTCTCTCCACCTTTTTCGTAACGGTATACGTCAGAAATTGTTCCGAAGATACTCAGTGGGAGGTTGACCAAGGGGAGGTCCGTAAAGCGGAGGCGGAGGCTTCCGAATTTCACAGTGCTCGGTTGCCACCCCGCTGCTTCCAGTTGCTGGCGCTGCGCCTTATCGGTCGGGCCTTCACCGTAGACCGCGAACCAAGGCTCCTTGCCCTCTTCTTCGTCTTCGAATCCTTTGAGGACCATCAAAGTAAGGGCGAGATACGTCAGCGAACCCGACACACCCATGAACACCTTCTCGTAGAATTCCGGCGACCCCGCTTCGATCGGGCGTTTAGTACCATTCTCGTCAACGTCCCACCTGTAGACGCTGTCGCTAGGCAGGATTGCCGAAGGGGTTAAGCCGTAAGCTCTAAGTATTCCGACAGGGCTGAAATCCAACGCGGCGTTGAGAAGGTTCGCCAAGGTGTTCATAAAGCTGAACACAAATCGAGTTACGCCGACTCGGCGGTTCATTTCGCCAATGAGCCCACTGAGGACTTGCCCCAAGATACCTTTGGCTTGAGCGTTGAACGTCCATCCTTCGGCTGTTCCTCTAGCTTGGCGCTTGAGGTCTGGCATCAGTTCGAACCTCCGCTGCTCCAGCAGTTCGACCATTCGGTTTTGAATACCCACGTCCCGCAGCTTTTCTATCTGCGCTTTTCGTGCGTCGCCCTTGATGCCTGCTAGCGTCAGTTCTGACGGGTCGAAGAGGCCTGCTTTGGCTTCCTGCTCAGCTTGCCGACGGGCGTTTTGGATTGCCGATTCGGACGGGTTCAGTAGTTCTTCGAACGCCTCTTGATTCGCTTTGAGTTGTCCCGTGGAGAGGGCATATCTCAGGGCCATTCTGGATTTTACCTCACTGGCGATGGCTGCGTTCCCCGCGTCTGCGGCGACCATTACGCGCCCGACATACTTGTGGAAAGTAAGGGCTTTCATATCCACTTTTTCGAGAACGCCGAATTCGTCCGCCTTTTCGTTACGGAACCGCGTTGAGCCCGTTGCCATTCCCTTTCGGAATGCGGTCGTTACCGCGTTTGGCATACCTTCTTCTGAGAACATTCCGAGTGCTCCGAGGTATCCAACCACCGCGTCTGCAAAGTAGAGGGACCGATCGCCTAGCGAAGCATTCTTGTCGGCCCACGCATATCCTGCTGCGGATGATAGAGAGCGCATGAGGATGTGGAGATTGCTCATGCTGACGTTGACAAGCTGTGTCGGAACACCACTGAGAACACCCGCCTGCCAAACTGCTAGCGGAACATCCATGAAGTACAGCTTAGCCCACGCTCTGATGTCTTGTTTCTTTAACGTGTCTGTATGCTTCTTGGAAATTTGCGTCAGCAGTTGTTTGGCTGCTTCTGCCCGAGCATCCGACTTGTCCGGCATTCGTTGAATGCGGTCTGCTTCCTTTTCTACTTTGCGGGAAAATTCTTTGTCGTATTGCGGCAGCTTAAACTGCTTAGCCACAGCATTGTAGAAAGCCTCGTTGGAGAAGGTTCCCATATTCGCCAATTCCAGAAGGTCCTGCATTGCGGAGTTCGCTACTTTCTTCTCCTTCTCCGGTGCGTTGGCCGATGCCACCGTGCGTTTGATTTCCGCTTCAATGGCCGCTTTGACGTTCCGCTTGTAGGCCACCCGAATGGCTTCTGCGACGGCTTCAGCTACCTTCGGGGAGATGTTGAACTTGCTTTGGAACAAGTTGACAAGGGTGTCCTCCGACGCTTCTTGAGAAAGAACGTGCTTTCTGATTTCGGCCCGGAAGTCATACGCATCCCTCACTACTTTCATCAAATTGTCGTCGATGAGAACGTTACCAAGCTTCATTTCTTCGAGGGCTTCGATTTGGGCGTCTGTAAGCGGGACAGACTTGTTGTCTTCTCTCCGTTTTTCGATGTCTCTTAGAATTTTCGATCGGGTCTCTTCGAACATTCTTTCTGCCCACGGGCGGGAAAGGATTGCTTGGGAAAGCTTGTCCAAAATCTTTTGTGCCTGCCCGTCTTTCGACTGCTGCAAAGCCATTTCCAGTTCCTCTTCGGTGAACTTTTTCTTCAGTTCTTCTTCAGTGACCCGTTTGAGTTCCTTCTTGATCGCCGTTTGAACAACGCCCCGGATTTCGTTTGCAACGATTGCTAGCACTGGGCCAGATTGTGCTTGGTTGCTATCGGCCAACAGCAGGTTGCTTATCTTTTTCGACAAATCTTGGACGTACCGCTCCATGACCGGAACGCTTGCTTCAGACTTGCGGCTTCGGGTTAGTGTTTTGTCGTCATAAATCTCGTAAAGCGCCTTCAGCAACTCCATCAGAAGTTTCTTCTGCTTGACTGTCCCCTGTGACGTGTTGACAACCAACTTATTCAGCAACTCGCCGACATCCTTGAGGGCGTCATCAGACCCCGACTCAACGGCGCTCTGAACTCGGGCAAAGAGGGCTCTCATGGACGCGTCGCTTCCGATTACTTCTTTGTGAACTTTGCGGATACCACCATTCAAAGCTCGGATCGCCCCGTAAGGATCAAGCTGGTCGGCCACCTCCTTAAACGCTCGGAGACCTTGGCCGTAAAGGGTGGCGATTTCGGAAAGGTCGTTCATCACATCCTCACGCACGTCTTTCAGATAACGAACCAATTCTAGCTTGGCGGTGCTTCCACCTTTGAACGCCTCTTCTTGTAGGGCAGTCGCGGTGTTGAACAGCTTTCTGGCAAGCTGCGCTTTCGCCAAAATGAACTGAACCATCGTCATCCCTTCCGGTGGGACAGTCCCCTTTAACTTGTCTGCCAGCGCTTCCGGGTCGGAACCTTCGTCCATCAATGAGCGGATGTACGATTCCGCGACGTAGTTGTCTTCGTCGTAGTAATCAGGGATGTAAGTTTTCTCCTTTAACCGCTTGGCAACATCGTCGTTCTGGGCGAGTAGAGCACGGAGCAAAGACCTCGTAGTCTTGCGTTCTCGGTCACCAAAAGTTTGGGGTGTTTGTGACTCGGAGAAGTTAAGAAGCCGCTTGGCTTGGTTGCGATTGATGTTGCTAGCTTCAAGTTCCGCAAGGGCCTGCTTCTCCACCGCAGGCAGGGCTGCTAGCTCCCGTCGAACGGCATTGATGTTCTCGATTGTTTGCTGGAGTTCAGGATCGAATCCAATCTGAAGCCTTGTCTGAATCTGTTTCACCAGCTTGGCGAGGTAGTTTAGCACCGTCGAGATGAAGTCGGGGTCGTTGAAATGTCGGTAGGTGTCCTCTGTGGTCTCGCCGCTCCGCGCTTTCTGTCCGACTTGGCGAAGGTGTTCAGCGCCTAGAATCTTCAAAGCCAGACTCCGCTCGTCGGAGGTCATGTCTTCGGCTGTTCCCGCCCAGCGTTTGACAGCACTTTCGTACTCGGCGTCAGTGTTGTAGTTGCTCCTGCTGAGATACGTTTGAGCTATTGCCTCACGTTCTGAAACCCCAAGGCGCTCGGCGATCTCTTGGATTTTTGTCCACCCGACCGCCTTGACCGTGGCGATGTGATCAACCTCTTCGTCTGCAATTTTGGTCAGAGCCGCCGTAGCCGCCGCTTGGGTGCGACCCTTGATGAGTCGATCAATATGCTCTCTGGAAATGTAGACTGTCGGTCTTCCGTTCGCGTCATGCTCGACAAACGCGGAGCTAGTTCCACCACGCAGTTTTGTAGAATCCTCAACCACTATATCCGCGTTGTCCCCGACCTGTCTCTTGACTTCCGAGACTAGATGATCTTGGCCTTCTTTTAGCGTTAGCTGTTTGCCACTGAGAGAAGGGGGTGGGGGCTCCACGGTAGCTTCGGGTGTGGCCGAAGCGAGACGGGCTGCTTTGTCAGAATCCTGAACCTTTGTAGCAGGAGCTTTCTCAAAGAGGGCGACTACGTTGAGTCGCGAGTTAACGAAACCAGAGTATCCGGCTGCTTTAATCTTCTTTTCGTAAATAGTGTTTGCGGCTGCTTCATCGAATGGCGCGTATCCTCGTTTACGAAGTTCTTCCCGCGTTGGGAAAAGATCGTCAGGGTCCTTGTTGAAGTCGTAAATGGCGTTACCATCGACTCGGAGAGTATAGCGGCTCCTCCCGATGACTGGCTCCCTTGTGTACTTACCGTATGCCGCAAAAGTGCGGTCCACCCATTCTTTCTTGTAGTCTCGTCTACGAGCGCTTTCTTTTCCGGCTCCGTAGCTTCCGTAACTTTTGGGGTCTGTTTGTTTAAGGTTATCCCTACCGCTCCAATGCGTAAGGTTTACCCACTTGTCTTTGAAGAGTTGGAACGTGCCTGTTTTGGCTTTGGAGAGTCCGCTTTCTCGCTCTGCGATTCCGAGTTGAATTGCTCCTTCGCTTCCGCCGCTAGCGTCTTGTCGAACCCTGCGAGCGCCCTTTCCTTGAAGCTGTTCGACGGCGTCGTTGAGGCCTTGTTTGAAAAGATCGGTGATCCCAGAATAACCCCCCGTCCTCCGAGAAAGGTTTCCCCCGGTTTTGGTTTCCGGTAGCTGATCACGTCTTTGTTGCGTTCTTGCGGTTGTAGTGTCTCGTCCATAATCGGTTTGTTTGGCTTTGTCTTTTAGGTCTTCCAGAAGTGCCGACTGGAAGCGGGTATATACAACTTCTGCTTGTATGCGGAGGTCACGTGAAGCGACCGCGACGGCATCCTCCAAGTTAAGCTGGAACTGCTTGTCGTCAATTCCTGAGAAATTCGAAAACACCAGATTTCCACCACGGCTCGAAAAACCGCTGGCTTCCGGAAATTCTTTTGCGACAACGCTGTAGAACTTCGCCAGTTCCTTTTCGGAAAGAGACTTACTGGGTTGGACTACGAAGTGCGATGAAATGCCGTCCCCGGAGGTGACGCTTTCATCGAACACCATGACGGACTTCTGTTGGAACACCGACCCTGCTATCACGGCGAAGCGCTCCATTTCCGAAGCTGTGACTTCTGGCCCAAAGGCCACGTATACCGACGGGTTTACGGTGTTTTCGTAGCCCCCCTGTTCGAACTGAATTGTGCCCCGGAGTTCGAGGTCGCGTAGTAGTTCTGGGAGAACCTTCTCTGCTAGCGCTTGCGTCAGGTCCTTCTTTTGTGCGTCGCTCAGCTTGGACCACTTCTCAGTCTCTGCGACGTTGTCCGGGTCCGGAGCTACTTCAATGTTTACGCCCCGCTCCACACCCCCGTCGTTTCGCTCTACGGCGGTAGCCATTTCTGAAGCCACACTGAAGTTTTCCACTGTTGCTTCGACTTCTTCCTTGAGCGCTTGCCCGAATTTGCCTGTGTCGATCGCGTTCACAGCCTCGTCGAGTCGAGCGACGGCACTCTTGAACCACCTAATCATGCTAGCAATCGCTCTTCTGATTTTGTCAAAAGTTCCCTGTCCCGCTGGAGCTTCGACGTTGTAGAGAAATTCCTCGGTGAGAATGCCCGACTGTTTGAGCATGGCAACTTGCCGAATGAATTCGGCGACAGCTACTCGCTGTCCCATAGAACCCGCGTACGTATTTAGGTATTTGAACACACCCTTGGCGGTAACTTTGTTGCCTGTTGCTGAGTACAAATTGATACTATCGGCCAACGCTTGCCTGATCTGTTGTGCAGCTTTGTTCGCTTCCGCTCGCTTGGCTTTGTTTGGGTGGGTGTCGTCTTCCAGTGCCTTAACTACCGCGTCCATTTGCCCGACAATTCGCCGCGCTGCTTGGGTTGCGAACTGGTCAAATGGCAGATTGCGGCGGGGAGCAGCAGGGAGTTTGTTGTATTGCTCGGAGAGAAACTTGTAATGAGCCGCGTGAAGTAGCTCCTCCGTCAAGGCACGGTTAGTCATGCGGCGGAGATAGTCGGCATCATCTGCTCGCCCCGTTTTGGAGAGCCCCATGAAAATCTGTGTGGGGTTGAACGTTATGAATCTCAACTCCCCGGAACGTCCCGCCACGTTCATTGAGGTTCTTGAGGTGTCTGCCGGATCGTTCGGGTCCGGAGGACGAACTCTAAGAACTATTTCGGTGTCCAGTGCCCGAGCCAAATTCAGAAAATAATTGGTGTCCCGCCATTGTTTGATGTCCCCAACAAGGGAGTTCACCTGCACAGATGGTTGATAAAGTTTCAGGGCGAGGCGTGTCGCAAAGTCATCCGGCTCATTAAGAAGCTTGGTCAGCAACGAGTAGGTTTTGTTAGCGGTCAACGTGTCTTGTTGATCCGATAGCACCTCAAGCACCGAGTTCGGCACTCCCAAAGCTTTGAGAATGCTCGCATAGCTTTCACCGCTAACATTCGTCGAAGCCTTGTTGATTGCCGCCGCATTAGCAACGGCAGTAGCCCAACTGTCCGCCGCATTTGGGGAAGCCGCATTGAGTTGGACGGCATCGTCGAAGACCCGCTTTGCCAAATTCCTCGCCCATTGACCAACTTCTGCAACGAGGCGGCGTGTAAAGTCAGCAAGCTCAGTGGCTCCCTTACGAACGAGGTCTAGACCAACTGTAACCAAGTCGCGGTAGTTGTCGGGGGACACTTCTCCAACCGGAGGAGCTTGGAGAAGGGGTTTGAGACGCTCTTTGGCGTCCGCAACCTCTTTTGCAAAGACGATACGGACCTTGTTCCCGGCCTTGATATCCACCAAGTCCTTCGCATTGCTAGCATTGTAGTCCGGTTCGAGAAAACCACGGGGGACGGTCTGTCCAACACCGACAAACCTATCCGCCCATCCTTTTTCAATAAGGTCGTAGTTGTCTTCCGCTGTGCGCTCCACCGCGTCCTTGTCGTTGCTAGCGGGTTTGAACGGTTTTACCGGGAAGTCTTCGTCTGTCGTAAAGTCGGCTACGCCGAGGAGCCACGACTTAACTTTTCGCACCACGTCACGGTTGACCCCGCTCGCAGTAGCTGCGTTGTCGATTGCGCGGGTGCTGTTGACCCCGCCGCGCAAGAGATTGTCTGCAATGTCCATCACCAACTCTCGGGTAAGCGGGATCGTCTCTCCCGTATTGAGGAGCGAAGACTTGGCGACAGCTTCAGTAACGAAATCTTTCAGTTCTTCTCGGCGCTCAGTCAAAATGGTCTGAGCTTCGGCTGCTTCTTCCGGGGTGACGGGTTTGCGTTTTTGAACAGCGGCCCCCCGTTCTTGCCCAACCAAAGCAGACAATTTGCCGTCTTCTGCTAGCAGCATACGGACGGCTTCTTTGTATGCCGGGGACTTGTTTTCTAGCGCCTGAGTTAGGAGACGACGGGAATCTTTACGAACTTCTGAAGCCGTTTGCTTCGCCTCTTTCTTGGTGCGAGACGGAGACGTTGTTTCGCCGGAAGGCTGAATGTCCGCCTGCGAAATCTTATCGCCTTTCGTGATTCCGGAATCCGTCTCTTCGTCGAGAGATGGGGTGCTCTTGCGGTCCAAGAATGCTTTGTCACGGGTCACAAAGTTGCTCAAGCGGTCGGGGAACCGTTGAGTGAACGCGGTGTTAAGTGACGCCGACTCGGGATCAAACCACTTGGACCCTGCGATTTCCAAAAAGAGATTTGTCGCGATTATTTGTTTGTCGTCCTCGGTTAGCTCCGAGTTGCTGTCGAGAATTTTGCGAGTTCTCGGCATTGCTTGCGCCTGTGCTAGCAAGCTGTTGACCGCGTCTTGGAAAGTGAGCCGGGGTGCGTCTTCCCCGGTGATTTGGTTCCCGGCGCGTTTGCTTTCCTGTTCCAGAAATTGCGCTGTACGCTCGGCGATTAGCTCCCGCTTGTTCGAATCCAGTCCTTCGATGGCCCCGGTGAACGACGGGTCACTCACTAGATTCTGCGGGTTTTCGTTGTACGCGATGGCTACTTTTGCCAATTCGCGAACCTGATCTGACGGAAGACTGTCTACAAGTTCGGGAGCAACCTCTACACGACCGTCAGGTTGGCGGACGAAAAAGCCTTTGTTGAGGAGCGCATCAATCTCTTCCGTTGTTGGGGCTTCTGGGTTCAGAACTCCCGGCATTTTGTCCGGTTCTGTCCCCATTTTGTCCGGTTCTGTAGCTACATTGGCTGGTTCTGTCGCCGTTTTGTCCGGTTCTGTAGCCGCTGGAATTTCTGCGGGGGGAGCCGTAGGGGACGTGGAAAGCGGCCCTTTCCAGTCCATGAACTCTTCCGGAAGGAGGGCCACTTTTTGAACGGCGAACGGGCGATCAGACGCGGGAATGTCCAAACGCTCTCCGTTCTCATCAAAGTTTTGTGGCCCAAAATTGACCCAAGAATTTTGACCGCGAGTTTCGGTAGTCAGCGCTTTCTGAGCCGACTCGGAGAACATCTGGCTGTGCTTGATCCACGCGTTCTCCTCGCCCCGCGCCCCGAATTGGTAATCTTCGGCGGCGTGGCCGAAAAGGTCGTGGATGGCGCGAAGCTTATCGTTGATGGTTAGCCCGTTCTCATCAGCTTGGTTTAGGAGGGGGTGCGGTTGACCCCCTTGGAAAAAATAAAGGTGCTTGTTCTCGCGAACGTCTTGCACCATTTCGCGGGAATTTGCATACGGTTGGCCTTCTTCGGTCCACGCTTCAAAGGTGATGCCGAGTTTTTGTTCGGCATAATCCCACTGCTGCTGCACCTCAGTTGCGAGGGCGGCATACGCTTCTTGCGTTTCGGGGCTGTTGTCTAAGACAGGAAGAGCTTCGTACGCTTCCGCGATGCTCTTGGCTCTGTCTTCGTCTACAGGAGCGTAGTGGCCCCTTACAATTTCGCCGTTGCCGTAGTCCCGGTTGTATCCATCGGCCCCGTCTTGGATTTCGGGGTTTGGTTCTGCGTTCGGTCTGGTGACCTGTATGACGGTCCCCCCGGCTTCCACCCCTGCGGGGGTCTCCGGAACGGTGTCGGTTGGTCCTCCGAGTTGCTCTGTTTGCTCGGGTTGGTTTGCTTGCTGTTCATTTTGGTCTCCTTGGTTAGATAAAGGCTGTTGAGTTTCGTTCAGAATTTCAGTCGGGGTTTCAGGTTGTGTCTCGATTGTTGTGCCACCCGGCTCTGTCACCGTCGCAACCTCTGTGCTGCTAGCAGGACCAGTTTCGAAAGAATTGTTGATGCTGTTTTCTTCCAAAACCGTCTCGGAAACTGGGACTGCTGGGGTTTCCGGGGTTACCACCGGAGCGGTTTCTGTAACAGGGGCGGGAGCCACCGGGGTCTCGGGTGTAAGCAGGTTGCTTACTTCTGGACCAGCAACAGGTTCTGCCGGGATGACGGTGGGGCTGACCTCGGGTTCAACGCTAGCAGGCTGCGGTGCTACGACAGGTGGAGCAGCTTCGGGTTCGTCTTCTTTGGCTTTGAGTCCCTCTTCAACGGCGTCTAGTCCGGCCTTGCCGAGAGCCGCTTTCAGGTCTTCTACGGCTTT